CCAGGGTACCAGTTCCCGGTAACTCACAATGTGGGTACGGATGCGTGGATATACCACTTCGCGTACACCAACGGCATCGAGAACTTCTCTGTCATTAGAACCCCGGTGAACAACATCGCGGTTACGCAAAACGGACAGACGATCAACCAGATATACAACGGTACGGGGCACGGTAGTGATATGCTCCTGGACTCCAACTGGACGACGATTACCGACGCCGGGTTCGGGTCTTACAAAGACTTCAACGAATACCCGTACGGTCGCAGGGGCACCATCAGTTGGATAGGCGGGGGCATCAATCGCTGGGTATTTCTTGGCTTTGCTCCGACCCCGGCACCGATCACCGGCAGCGAGGGTTACAACGACGGCAGCGCCGGAATCCTGGCATGGGACATTGGGCCTTACCCTACCGCCATGCTAGACGCTACGCTGGCCGGTTATATTCCTCCAGACCCGGTGAACAACCCAACGTTCGGGCCGACCATGCCGCAGCTTCTGGAGAGCAGTTGCTTGTACCCAGCGGACGGTAGTGTGACTTGTAAAGTGGCTGTGACTGGCAACTTTCTAAACTCCGGTACGGACGAGTATGCTCCGTTCTACAAGTGGGTTAGATTCGTGCCCAGATCGCAAGCAAACCCGACGCCTCATACATCCTGGTTTGGAACAAAGACAACGCACATCGCAAACGGTCTTGACGCTCTATGGTTAATGGATATGCCGGTTTGGTCAACAACCATTACCGACTATGCCGGGCCTAAGGCTGGGAAGCCGAACGGCTACCAAGTGACTGGTATCGCAACGCAGTTGGTGGTCAATGATGGGGATGGATTAAGAACCGGGTGGCCTCAAGCTGACTCGATGACTAACCCCACACCAGTTACCATTACAACCCCCTACAACGTGGCGCTTACAGACTTAACCGTGTTCCTGACGTTTAAGCACGAAGGCACACAACCCGTAATATTTAATGAGATGGTTCTCGACAAGACTGATTTCCAAATATTGCGCGATTCAAGCGTTGGCAACTCCTGGAAGGTGAAGGTAGGCGGCACCACATCTTCTGCATTCTCACTCTCCACGGACGGTGCGTTCGTAACGCTGGTAGTTCGTCGTGTAGGGTCCGCTGTTACAGTGTACGGCAATTCAGGTCTAGGTTCTACTTTACCGTTGACTGCGTTAACAACGTTCACAGACGGGACTGCACTAGGGGCAAACGCCTTGAAAGTGGGATCTCTTTCCGGCGGCTCCCAAGCATTCCACGGGACCATTGGGCAGATAGCCGTATTCTCTCGCGGACTGTCCGACTCTGAGCTGCTCTCGGAAATGGGAGTGGTTAGATACGATATGGCTTCTCGTACACCGAGAGTGCTAGTTCCCTAAGGCAAAGTAACGCGCTACCTTTATGACAGACTTTACAATCATCATTCCTCATCGAGGTAGCGCGCTCGGCCTGTGGGCGACCATTCACAGTTGCGAGGAGGATCTGCTCCGCAGCAAAAAGACATACAACTACGTGATCGTCACGAACGGTGGGGAGTTCGACGTAGACACTAGGAACACTCTTCAGCAACTGGAAGCAACCGGTAGACTTCTCAAGCATCTTCATTTTGACGAACCTCTGTCTCCCCCTGTAGCCCGCCAAAGAGGTTCTGCGGCGGCTGACGGAGAATTACTATTCTTTTTTGACAATCATTGCTTGGTAGGTCGCCAATACTTCGACAGGGCAGTTCTTGACTTCGAGAGCGAAGACATAGGGTTGCTTCACTCCACGACGATGTTTCACAGCGGCCAAGGTACGCATTACCAGTACGAGCTGACTCTGCCCTTCAACTTCTGGGCTCAGTCAGCTCTACAGCCGTACGAAGGAAGGCACAAACCCTACCGCATCGCTGCGGGTGGTCATGGAGCATTCGTAGTGCGTAGGAGTGTCTGGGAAGCCTGCGGCGGCTACGGCCCCGAATCCTTGTTTGTAGGTTACGCCGGTGAGGAATTAGCGTGTGACCTGAAGCTGTGGCGTCTGGGCAAGGAAGTGTGGTTAGATCCTAACTTGTCCCATTACCATTATGCCGGTGCGCGTGGTTACCCTAGACACTACTACGACGACTACTACATCAACCTACTTGTATCAGCGCACGTAGCTGGCGGCGAAGAGTGGCTGTATAAACTCTTCGACAGCTTTGTAACCAAGTGCCATCTGCGGTTGGGAGCGGCGCTGCCGATGTACGACCTTCTTCAAATTGCTCATAACCGTAGCGCAGAGTATGCGCGACTCGTGGACGCCAGCAGCGTTAGAACCTTGAACGAAACCCTGGCGTATTTCAAAGCCAACCAGATACCTCAATAGGACAACACCATGTCGAACTCAGTAATGCTACCACTCGACGCCTTTGGCGGGGCTGCTGGCTTGGAAGAAAGCGATGAAGTCAAACGGCTGCGCTCCACCAACGAACTGTGGAAAGAGTACGCCCCTCGTTGGGCCTTCTACCTGTCGGCCTACGAAGGGGGAGAGGCTTTTGCCATAGCGTCCAATCTGTTCAAACACCAGCGCGAGAACCAGACCGACTACGAGGACAGGCTCAAACGGCTTGACAACATGAATTATTGTGAACCGGTCGTTGACTTCTTCACAAACTTCATCTTCTCTGAGTCCATTGACAGGTCCGGTGTTAGCAACGAAGACTTCTACCGCGACTTCGTCAAAGACGTCAGTCTCCGCAAAGAGACCATTGACGACTTTATGCGACAGGTGGAAGACGACGCCCAGATCTTCGGCCTAGTGTACGTCCTGGTGGACGCCCCCAAGCTGCCCGCAGAGGTCGGTGTCATCTCTAAGCAGTACGAGCAGGACAACAACCTCCGCCCCTACTGGGTGATTATCACCCCAGAGCAAATCACAGACTGGGTGTGTGACGGGTTCGGGACACTTGTGTACGCCAAGCGACGCGAGGAATGCACCGAGTTCCGCAACGGCAGTCCGTGCCGGTTGGAGCGCTACACGGAGTTCTACACCACCTACACAGCGGTCAGCGAGATAGACATTACAGATCCGAAGAAGCCGGTAGTTCTGCCCAAAGAACCGGTGGTGATTAACACTCTCGGAGAAATCCCGATTAGGGTGGCGAGGCACAAACCGAACAAGACGAACCCCCACCTCGGGTCTTCGTTCTTGAAGGACTTCGCGTACAACAATCGGAAGATCTTGAACCTGACCAGTATGCTGGACGAGTTCCTGTATCGCCAGTGCTTCAACATCTTGGGAGTGGAAGTCGAGTCTGGTATACCTCTGGCAGAGCAGAGCGAGGGGGACATCGGGACATCGAATGTGATGTCATACCCGAAAGGCGCTAAGACCCCGTCGTACATCACTCCACCGGTAGACCCGGCTAAGGTTCTGCAAGACGAACGGGCTCGTATCATCAACCAGATCTTCTTGCGCGCTTCGCAGGAGATGGGTAGCGAGATGTCTAACGGTGAGAAGTCAAGCGGCTTCTCCCAGTCGCAGTCCTTCAGCCGTACCGTTCCGTTCATCTCCAGTCGCGCCGACATGCTGGAGCGCGTCGAGACCTCTCTCATGGAACTCACCATGAAGATTCTCGGTAAGACGTGGGACGGCAAGATCAAGTACAAGGATCGCTACGAACTTACCAGTTTGACCAGCGCCCTTACCCAGTTACAGATTCTCGTCAAGGACTTCCAGATTCCGTCAGAGACGTTTGTTAAGTCCCAACTCAAACGGATGGTTCACGAGTACGACGGCAAACTTCCTCTTGACGACCAGATCAAGGTTGACAAGGAAATCGACTCCATGAACTTCCCTTCGTGGATGGCAGATCAGAAGATAGCGCTGCTTGGAGCGCCTCCGACATCGCCCGGTGCGCAGCAGAAGCCTAAGCAAGGCGACGCCACCGTCTATCAGAAAGACTCCGGTCACTCGGTCAACGTATCAGCTACCACCAAGTTGCAAGAGTAGCAACCAACTTTCATCAAGGAGATTTATCATCATGGCAGTATCTAACCAACTTCGCGGACCTGGGCCTCACGGCACCAAGAAAGAGTCCGTCCCCGCTAACCTCGGTCAGGCCCGTTGGAGCCCGCCCAAGAGCGGACTCAGCACGATGGGCGTCGAGTCCTCGATTGCGCTGAAGAGCAAGAAGATCAGCAAGCTCAAAATGCCCGCCAACTTCTAAGGCTGGCAAAACACTACATTCGAAACACCGTCCCTGGCCGCACTAACCCCGCCGACCAGGGACAACTTGTTTAGGGGTACATCTGCGCACCTAACCCAACGCACAGAGAAGACTACAGGGTAAGAACAGGAACACCATCATGGCAACACCCGCCGAATTGAAAGCCGCACAGGATCTGATTGACGCCGAGAAGGAAGCACAGAAGGTAACGTTCGATGAACGCCAACAGGCCAAAGTCACCGAACTGATTATCGCCGGTAAGAGCGAAGCAGCCAAAGAGCTGCGCGCGGAACACGCCGCCCTCAAAGCGGAAACCGACGCCTTAAAGACCGAGTTGGCCGCTGCGAAAGCCGCCGCCGCCAAGGCCCCTGTAGGCGCTAAGAAGGATGCGGCCACGGCAGACGTGGAAGCACTTCAGGCGCAGATCGCTGAGATGAAGGCCGTCAGCGAGAGCTTCAAGACTGAGAAAGAACAGCTCGTGGCTGCGGCTAATCGCAAGGCCCAGGAAACAACCGAAGCCCGCGCGGAGATCACCCGCATCAAGCGCGACGCCGAGATCAAGAGTGCCGCAGGCCAGCACGGGTTCTACAACCCCGACGACGTTGCAGCCTTGACGAGCGGATCTATCCGCTATGACGAGTCTCGTGGCAAGTACATTGTGGTTGGCGACGGCGACCAGCCTCGACTGAACGCTCAGATGGAGCCCATGTCGCTGGATGAGTATTACGCCGACTACGCCTCGAAGCACAAGTACATGGTTCGTAGCGACTTCAAGGGCGGTGTTGGGAGTGTCACCGGCACCGGTTCCAGCAAGGCCGGGATGACTCCTCTTGAGGACTTGTTCGGTCCTAAGTCAAATGGGGCGCTGGCCCAAAAGCTGGGTCGGGAAGACCCGGCAGAGTACAGGCGCAGACGTGCACATGCCGTCGAAGCCGGTCTCATCGGTTAAAGACTTCGTGGAAGACTTGGCCTGCACACACGGGCCACGGAGTAAGTACTAGACACACGAGTCGCGTGTGTGCAGCACAGTTTTCATTTCACACCTTAAAGGAGCCATCTATATGGCAGCAGTTACCCGCATTCAAGACATCATCTCGCCGGAAGTTCTGGCGGACCAGATCACCGCTAAGTTCCCCGACAAAATGGTTCTTGGCAACACCAACTTGGTCGAGATCGACACCACCGTGCCCCTGGGTTCGCCGGGTACGGAGTTCAAAATGCCCGCCTTCAAGCGGGTCGCTGACTTCGTGGCGATGACCGAAGGCACCGCGCTCACCACGAGCGGTGTGACCACGTACGCCGAGTTTGCTACCGTGCAGCGCGGTGGTGGTGCGTACGCCGTGTACGATACGGCGTCGTTGGTCTCCAAGGCCGATCCCGGCGAGGAGATCGTGAAGCAGCTCAGCCAGAAGGCTGCGCGTTACCTCGACGGTGCGCTGGTGCTCGAAGCGGCGAAGACGCCGAACACGTTCGACCAGACCGGCCTGGAAACCACCGGCTTCGTGACCCAGAACGCCATCATCAAGGCGCTGGTTACCACTATCGGTGACAACTTCATGGACATGCTGTCTGGCGGCAAAATCATCATGCACTCCAAAGTGTACGGTGACCTCGTCAGTCTCGGCGCGATTCAGAACCAGTACCAGTTCAACGGCGACGTGATGAAGACCGGCATGATCGGCACCTTGATGGGTCTGCCCATCCTGATCTCGGATCTCGTCCAGAAGGCGACCGTGTCCTCGGTGCTGAAGTACCAGACCTACATCGTCGGACCCGGTTCTCTGGCCCTGTTCTACCAGCGCAACGTGCAGGTCGAATTTGACCGCGACACGCTGAGCAAAGAGGATGTGATCTCGGCGGACGTCCACTTCGCCGCGCACCTCTTCGGTTGGGACGACAAGACCAACGCGCAGGCGGCGGAAGATGCCAAGAGCATCCACGTCGTGAACATCAAATCCAACTAACCAGTTGGACCAACCCTGGAGGGGCGAGAAATCGCTCCTCCTACTTTACGCATTAGGAGAACACAAATATGCAATCCGCTCTTGACCTCGCTATTACCGCAACCGCCGCCGCCGAGGCGACCTTCGCCGCCGACAGCGCCAACGTGGACGCTATCAAAGCGGCCATTGATTCCGCCACCGCTCCCCTGGCTCCCGCCGAGGCGCAGAAGTCCACCGACGCTGCGTCCTTCAACGCGGCTCTCGACGCCTTGAGCGCCGCCGCTCTCGCCGCTAAGGTCTAGTCATGGCAATGCTCTGGCGTCATCGCAGAGCGCTTCAGTCCCACCTGGAGGGACCGTTGGTAGCGCCCCCGCTATCCACCCCACTCCCTCCAGTTGTGGTTGAAGCGCCGAAAGAATCGAAATCCAAACCCAAGAAAGGCGAGTAGACCATGTCCGTATCCCTTACGCTGAACACCACGTTGACCGACCCATACGCCAACTCATACGCTGACGTGGCGTACTGCGACGGGTATTGGAACCAGCATTACAGCACAGTGAAAGCTACGCAGTGGAGTGCTCTGTCCACGGACCAGAAAACATCTCTTCTTATCATTGCGTGCCGAGTTATAGAAACAGCGAGGTTCACCGCACCAGCGGTTCTCCGAGAGCAGTTTGGGCTTGACTACAGCCGTCGCACTCGCACTGTCATCACGATGATGGACAGGCTAACACCCGCTAAATACCTCTACACGCAACGCCTACAGTTTCCCAGGAACCTGGACGTTGACGTTACGGACGGGCATCTGTTCGTACCGGAGCCGATCCTGATGGCGCAGTGTGAGCAGACTGTGTACACACTAAACTTTGACGACACCGCGATAGCCAATAGAATGCAGGGCATCTCGGCAGACGCCACCTACGTCGGCAACATTCACCTTCGGCAGAGCTACTTGCAGGACGGTAGTCAGTTCGCCCCCTCCGCTCTGGAGATGTGCAGGCCGTTCTTAATGCGCTCAAGCAGCCGGTTAGGAAGGTCGTAAATGCCAAGCGTAGCAGGGATCAAAGCCAAACTAGACAGCGTGCTGCGCCGGTTCACCATCACCGACAGGGACGTCTACATCAGGCGCTCTATGCAGGGCGGAGGCGACCCACTGACCGGCAGAGGAGTGGGTACGACGAACAACGAGGTTCTCATGGACCCGCAACCTTCGGTGACGGTAGCCGCCAAGAACTACCCGCTGGTGATCGCAGGGACGTCACTGTCCCCTGATGCCGAGTACTTGCTGACCGTGTCTGCAACTGCCATGACATTGTCGGACGTTACCGACCCCAACCTGTCGATCCTGTTTAGGGATGCGCTGGGTAAGGACGAGGTGTTCTTCATTTGCGGATTCTCGACAATGTTTTTGAAGGGTGAGGATATCGGCTTCAACCTGATCCTATGCAGCAAGAAGAGGTAGCCCTATGATAAATTCACGAGACTCGCTACTTCACTTTCTGGCTGACAATCTTCCCGATCCAAGTATCTTGAACCCCGTTCGCGTAGACCCTAACAACCGCGCTACAGAACCGCTGAAGATGAACTCCATTAACGTGTCCTTCGGCAACCTCACGTCGGGCATCAGCCTGACTACTCAGCAGGCGTTCTTGGACGTAGTTTACGATGACGAGAATGACGCCGCTGACACCGTGGCTGTTCTATTCGGACTGCTGAAGGCGCGATACTTTACCCCGCTACTCGACTACACAGATCCGTCAGCGCCTCGCGCGCTGCACACCAACCTGATGTGGGATCGACACAGAATCAGCTTTAAGAGGATTTCGGCCTCGGCGTATTGTCACTTTAGCTGCACTCTGTCCACCAAGTTCTATACCCAGTAACACCAAGTTTTTTCACAAGGAGATTTTCAATGTCTATTGTTTCTAACCTGAATACAAGGCAGACCCCGATGGTCGCGACCGGCAGAACCGGTCTTCAGTCGGTCAAGTTCATCACTGCCCCTCGCTTTTACATCAAGTCCCCTGACGTCACGGCTACCCCGGTGCTTGTTAAAAGCAACGGCACCCTGCCCAGCGGATGGACCGATCTCGGCGTCGTGAACGGCCTTGCCAAGATCACGTACACCAAGAGCACCAAGGAAGTTCGTACCGGTATCGAGCAGGTGCTTCGCGGCATTTACATCGACAAGAAGACCGCCAGCGTCGAAGCCGACTTGGCGCAGTTCGATGACGTGGTTGTGGAGTCGCTGACCGGCCTCACCGCCTCGATCATCACCGCTGGCAGCATCGTGATGTACGGTCTCGGTTCGGAGTCCATCGTCACCAAGGCTGTGCTGCTCGTCGCCCAGAACATCCTGGACGGTAAGGAAGTCCAGCTCTACAACCCGGCTGCGTTCGTCTCGCTGTCCTACAACAGCTCGGGCGACGAAACGTCGGTCAAAGCAATGTGCGACTTCCCGCTGTTCACGTGGCAGGGAAATGACACGGCATTCACCCACGGAATTTTCGCGTAATCACTTGACAACCGTGTCCGGTGTGTGCGATACTTAAAGGTAGGAGAATCCCACTCAAAATCACAGCCCCGCTCTGCCACTCGGCACTGCGGGGCTGTTTTTTGTTGCTACGAAGCCTATGAACACAAACGAACCTACCATGACGCAGGTGGAGATCGTCCGCGCCGCCACCAACGATCCGTCTCTCGCACTACGCACGATAAAACTGGGGGATCGAGAATTCCCTGTACTGGACCTTGAGTACGACGATTACATGCTGTTCATCGCCCAGGTCCAACCCTTGATAGAGGCACTGCTGGGCAGTCTCCCAGGCGTGAAGAACACCGGTCTGCTAGACAGTCTGACCCCCGCCACGCTCATCACCTACTGCGCCAAGTCTCTGCCTGAGATGGCCCGCATAGTATGCGCACAGTCAGACCCCACGATCACCGTCGCTGAGGTCAAGAAACTGGGCAAGACGCCGTTCGTCCTGGCAACGGTTGTCCTGGCGCAGATTGAGCAGAACCAGATCATCACCGCAGTGAAAAGTTTTTTCGAACAGATAGCCCCTCTGCTGAGAGCGGCTATGCAACGAAAATAGAAGACAAAGGAAATCCATTCATCTTCGTAGCGTCGCTGTGCGAAGCCTACCACTGGGACCTCAAGCAGGCACTCTCGCTTACCCTTCCCCAACTTCTCATTCTCAACCACGCGTCGAGCATCAACTCCGACCGCGCTAAAGAGAAAGCAGACTTCGACTCCAAGAAGCGTGAGGAGGAGAAGGACGCAGAAGCCGCCCTAGACGCTATCGACCCTGTGGTGTTCAACGGCAAACGCCTAAGCCAGCTAACCGACTCCGAGATGGGTCAATACTACGCCGACTTCTAAAGGAGTGCTCTATGACGTTCGACGCCAAGTTCGAAGGACAGTTTGCGGAGCAGATCCAAGCGCGCATAGATAAGTGGTCGGGGGCTCAGCCTCTGGGCTCCCGCATCCACGTCCCTGACGAAGTGAGTTGGTGGTACTGGCAGGAGTACGGAACAGGAGCCGCTGGTGAAGCCCCGCAAGCGTCTGGGCACTCCTACTCCATAGACCCAGTCGTCGCAAAAGAACTTCGCTTCCCCGGTCCTGGCGGCGTTGTTACGAGAACTAGGCACGTTGACCACCCAGGCATCCCTGCCCGCCACTCCGTTGGCAAGGTGATACCGGAGATTCACGCAGAGACAGGCAGGATGATCCGCGAAGCGTTCGAAAGCGACAACGCCGCCGACGATCTCAACGCCCTGCAATCCGCCTTACACGAAGCCACGCAGTCAGCGTTACAGACCATCGTGGAAAGCATAGCCGAACACATCCCCGGCACACGGGCAGGCACCGACGAGATCCCAGCAGGAAGACTGCGCGGCAGAACCGCCGCCAGCGAGTTCGCGGATCTAGCCACTGTAATAGACCACTAACCCACCAGGAGATTCGCAAACCATGCCCGACCAGGAAGCACAATTTAACGAGGTGTTGGCGATTACCGTCAGCAAGGAAAAGTTTGCTGAGTCCTTGGCAGACATCAAGACCGCGTACCTTGACTGGGTTGCGGACATGGAAGGGAAAGCCCCCGGCTCAGTCGGGGTGGGCATGTTCGCCGGTCTCCAAAAAGAGATCAGCAATGTCATGCAGGCCGTACAGGGGCTGACGGGCGCGTTCAACGAGTTCTCGGGCGAAACCACAGCAGCCGCCAACCAAGGAGCGGAAGCTCTCGCCGCAGTAGCCTCTAAGGTAGATCTTATCCAGGCGGAGAACGCTGCCAAGCAGCAGGCCCGTGTAGAACAGGAGATCGACGGCATCAACCAGATCGCCGCCGCACGGCAGGCTCTGGCTGAAGGGTCGGGGTCCTTGCCGCAGACAGCGGGTAGGGATAAGAAAGAGGCACGGTTTCAGGACGACCGCACCACGGCTCTGGACGACCAGCAGGCGAAGCTAGCGGAGCAACTAGAAGCTGAGTACGCCTACACCGACAAACTCATTGAGTTGGCCGAGAAGCGGGCAGATGCCTCGAAAGCAATGGACGAAGAACTCTCCGTGGAGAGAGAGGCCATTCTCAATAAGTACTACGAGACATTCAACGCCAATTTAGAGAAACAGCAAGAAGCTGAGTACGCCTACACCGATAGGTTAATTGCCAACGCAGAGAAACGCGCCGACGCCGCTAAGGTTCTTGACGAGGAGATTCAGGTTCGCCACCAAGGGATGCTGGACGAGGAGCTGGAGCAGACCTACGCCCAGACAGACCGCCTCATAGCCGCTTCCATCAAGCGCGCCGAAGCCGCCCAGGAACTGGACGAAGAAATCCAGTTAGAGCACCAAAGGGTGCTGGACGAAGAAGTAGAAGCGACCTACCAGCAGACCGACCGTCTCATCGCCGCCGCCGAGAAGCGCGCCTCCGCCGCGAAGGCTCTTGACGAAGAGATTCAAATCGGCCACCAAAGAGCGCTTAGCGAGTACACAGCCGCTCAAGAAGCAGCAGAGGAAAAGGCGGTAGCCGCCGCCGAAGCCGCCGCCAAGAAGATGCAAGCCATTCACGAGAAGGGCTTCGAAAACTTCGGCAAGCAGCTTTTACAAATCACAGAGTTCGTTGTCCTGTGGCGCGTTATCGGTAGCCTTGTGCAGGGTGTGACTGATCTTCTCAGCTCCCCGTTCAAGGCTCTGGAAGACGGCGTTAAATACACTCGCGAGTTAGAGGCTAAGGCCGACGAACTACGGGGGGTTCTCCAAGCCAATGTCCAGTACTCCGCCGACTTGGCCGAGAACTTCAGGCAGGCTTCCGTTGCCGCCCCGGAGATCGTCAAGGCGTTCCAAGACGCTGCCATCGCCACCCACACGAAGCCAGACCAGCTCACCAACATCTTCAAGAGCTTGGCTGACAACGGGGCTGCGGCTGGTGTCAAAGACACTAAGGAGTTGATCGACCTCGCCACCGACCTGGGAGTCGCCTTCAAGGCGTCTGGGCGCAATGCGAACACCATTCAGCGCGCTGTGTCGGAGATACCTAAGTTCCTTGAGGGTTCTTTACCGCATGGTGCAGCACTACTCCAGGTTCTCGACCTGTCGGCGGAAGCAGCCAAGAAGCTCGTAGCGGAGGGTCTGAAGAATCAGGACCTTTTAGAGCGTATCGGCAACCTCCCGGCAATGAAGGCGCATCAGTTGGCGCTGGCTTCGATGAAGGACGACTGGCAGAGCGCCAGTGGTCAGCTCAGTTTGTATATTGAACGTTTGGAAGCTGCGGGAGCATCAGAGCTGTCGGAGAAGTTGAGCGGCTGGCTCCGGGAACTGAACACCTGGATATCGCAGAACGAGGGAAAGTTAACCTCATCTCTAAGAACGTTCGCTGAAGTCATGCTCGACCTAGGCTCTGGCTTGGCGAACATGGTTCTCCAGCTCGGTAAGATACCGGCGTCGATGGGAGTGCTCACGGCGCTGGGTGTGTCTCTGCAAGGCATTGCCTTCGCGGCGCAACTCGCGGCGAACGGCTTCGAGCACATGATGGCGGGGAGAGACCCCAAGAAACTAGAAGAGGCTAACAAGTCGTTTCTGGACATAATGTCCCAGAACAAGAAGGCGGTAGACGACCTTCTAGGCACTAACGACAACGGGGACACCACCGGCCCCAGCGAGAGCCGTAGCCTCCACCGCAAAATTACCAGCAAAACAGAGCCCAGGACGGAGCCTGCAAAACTCGCCCGTCAATCTTTCGGGGAAGAGAAGAAGGCATACGACGACGACAAAGCAAATGTCTTTGCGTACGTCGAGTCCGTCAAGGAGAAGTACAGGGAGCTAGACAACGCTGTAGCCGAGTCTACGGCATCCAAGACGCTCTCCCACAAGGAAGCCGCTGAGCAGGTACGTGTTAACGGGGAAGCTGAAATAGCTGAGCTTGCTAAGGTTCAGGATGCCTTGGCGGCAGAGGCCGTCAAGTACCGAGAGAAGCTGGTCAAAGAACCGTTCGACGCAAAGAACAAGCAGAGGCATGACGACGCTATAGGGGCGTTTGATAAGGACCAGACCAACACCGGAGAGAAGTTCTCTGCGCTGAACCAGCAGATCCGCAACCAGATCTCCGCTGCCCAGAAGGCCGCTAACGCCGAAGACGCGACGCAGGCTGAAAACGCCTCCAAGCATTTGATCTCCCTCCGGGAGGAATCTGCCAAGACGGAACTGGCGTACGTAAAACTACTCGCCCAGGAAGGCTATCTCGACAAGGTAGACGCTTTCGACAAAGAGACCGCCCTAATCCTCAAGCAGCGGCAGATCAAGATTGACGTTGACAACGAGGAGCTGTCCCACTTCGGTGCGCACACTACCGAGTACGCGAACATCGTAGCCAAGAAGAGTTTGGCCGAACAGCAGTTCACCGACCAAAGCAAACTTCGCACCCAGGAGCGGATAGCTCTTCTGGAGAAGGAAGCTGACGACAAGCGCAAGCAAGACGCCCTGGTCAGAGCGGACCAGTACGAAGCCCAGGCCGTGTCGGCAACCAATCCCGGCACCCTCAGAGCGGACCAGGAAGCTCTGTACAATCTTCGTCGGCGTAACCTGGAACTTCTCATCGAGGAGAAGCAGGCGTCGCTCGAAGTAGCAGCCGCCAAGAACGTAGAGTCGGATGAAACCAAACGACTCCAGCACGAACTCCAGGCGCTGTTCGTAGATCGCACCAAGGACGCTCAAGGGCGTGCCGAGGAGATCGCGCGTACGGTTCCGCAGCCAGCGCTGCGAAACATGATCGACCGTTCTACCCAGGCCCAGGCTGTTGACGACGCCCGGTATAACGTAGACAACGCGAGGTACAATTTAGGCGCGTTCAACAATGCGCACGAGAACGACAACTTCAGCGACCCGGCAGTAGAGAGGGCGCGGGATGCGTTCGTTGCCGCAGTCACAGCTTCTGAAACTGCGCTTGCGAATCTAACGACCCAATACAACAAGTCGGCGGAAACGTGGGGGCAGGCCGGTAACAAACTCATCAACTTCCTGGCGGGCATGAACGTCAAGAATGCTCTGGATGCGGCGTCGAAAGCGGACGCAGCAAACGGAGGCAAGGGTGGGGGTGTAACGGGGCACGACAATGAGATCGGTGCCTACGCAACCATAGGCGCTAACGTCTTCAAGAGCGTAGCCAACGCCGCCAAGACCTACGAGGCTGGGCAACAAGCCGGTGGAACTATCGGAGGTGTCGGCGCTTTGACCAGCCAGTTCGGGGCCATGATCCCCGGAATCGGCGGTGTAATCGCCAGCGCAGCCGGTACGATCATGAGCACGATTGGGGAGATCCTCACAGCGGCTGCAAAGCACATCGCTGTTGACATCGAGACCCAGAACAAGAAGACGATGGCGGCGTACGCCAACCATCAGGCTGACCTAGCCGCTACGCTGGCTGCGGTCAAACAAGAGGAAGCATCTGCGATCTCCAGACTGTCTGGTCTGAAAGGAGGGCAGGATGAGCTGAACAAGATCCTACCGGACTTGCAGGCTCAAGTGGCGTCTCTGGAGTTCCAGCAGCGTCAGACTCTGGCTACCTTCCAGTCCTCTCTCGACAGCCTGCGACTTCACTCCGACACGTTGACTACCATCAACCAGGAGTGGGTGCAGATCAACCAGCAGGTGGCCGACTATTTGGCTGCGGGCGGGGATGCAGCGGCGGCTCAGGAATACCTCTCGCTTCAGTTGCAGCAGATCCAGAAGACATCGAACGAGACCTTGAACCAAGGTCACGACCAAGCGGTGCAAGATGCCATTCAGCTCAACGGACTCCTTCAACAGAAGTTGACGTTGACGCAGCAGTACAACCAGCAAGTCTTCGATGTTACCAACAAGGACTCCATCGAGCGTCGCGCTGGCTCCATCCAGACTGGGCAACAACTGGCCCAGATCACGTCAACGTATAACGCGCAACTCGTGGCTCTCGATGCCCAGATTGACCTTACTACCCAGAAGGTCACTTTGGAGAGCACGGTGTTCACCATCGCCCAGAACATCTCGGACTTGCACGCGCAGGACAACGCACTACAGATCGCCGCTCTCGACTTGCAGATCTTGAAGTACACAGACCTGCAAAAGATCGTGGCCGGAATCTCCTCTAACGGGGGTTTGTTCTCCGCGACGCCTGGGTTGTTCAACGCACTACCTACGACGATCAACGTTCAGTTGCAGTTGTCCGGTTACACGCTAACGGCCACCGGAACCATTAACCCTAACGGCACAACCAATGTCTTACCTCCATCCTCCAGCGACATTGGAGGAGGGGGAGGCGACCGGGTATCGCAAGAAGCGGTGAGACGGGCAAGGATGGCAAGCTCGTGATGTTTGAACGACTACGCAACTTTACCAAAGAGAGTATTAGAAAGGACTGCCGGGATCTAACCGGTCTCCAGGACAATGCTCTCTTCTACGAGTGTGAGTTCGACAAGTTGAAGGGGCTCACACTCCAGAACTGTGATCTCAACCGCAGCAAGTTCCTCACCTCCAGCGTGCGGGATGCGCTCGGCTTTACCTTGACGTTGAGTTGTCTTAGCTTCCGCAACGTCGAGTACTCTCCGCTTCTGTTCGATCTTCTCCTGGCGCTGATGACATTAACTACGGGGAACGATGTCAAGCGCGAGAAGCTGCTTGATGTCATTGGGCGGGAACGCGCCGCCGCAATTCACAAAGTCTTGAGAGCACTGGAGTAGACACTATGCCCGCACCGACAGTCACATTCACGACCACGCAAGTAGGGGCCACAGGCATGGACCTGACCAAGTACTTGTGGCTGGACGGTTCTGCTGTTACCAAGACAGACCGCAAGGGAGACACCGTCCTGTTGGACTTCGCCCTGGTCCCCTACGACACAGCGTTCGTGAAGCTGCACCGAGGTGCCTACATTACTGTAGACTCTGCGACCTACCCCAAATGGTTCACGGGGTTCATCACCAATGAACCGGATCTGAAGATCATCGGTTCCAAGAACGGAGTGCCGGTGTGGGGGTACATCTACCACGCCAGCGCCGACGACTACCGACTAAGCCTCAATCCGCTTGGCCTAGTGCGCCCGTTCTTCAACGTCCCGATGGGAACGATCCTCAAGACGCTCATCACCAGACTGTCCGGTACTGCGTTCGACGTGACCGGCGTGATGGACGGCCCTCTCGTGGCGCAGTACTACATCGACCCCACCAAGAGCTTCTTCGACGTGCAGAAGGATCTGTGCGACGCAGCCAGCTACGTGTTCTACGGCAACGACATGAAGCTCTTCTTCAAGCCGCAGGATCACGGGACATTCCGCAGTACCATACTGGACGGTAACAACCGCAACTTCACGCCCGCCGCCCTGGATATCACGGTAGACACTACGCCGCTAATCAACGACGTGACAGTGGTTGGGGATATCGAACCGCAGCGCTATGTCCAAGAGTACTTCCTGGGGACCGGCCTGGAGTCTTCCTTCCAGCTCATCGACAGCGTGTTCGGCGCAGACAGCTCGTTGCTGATTGACGAGATGTTCAGCGGGTCCACCATCGACACCAGCAAGTGGGTAGTCTTCGATCATGTCAACCAGTTCCTGCAACTGAACAACGGCTACCTAAACTCTCTAGGCGGCAGCGGGGACCAGTCGTACGACGTCAGCATCCAGTCCATCAGCTCCATCCCAATGGAAGGGCACCTTCGCTTCACCCACGGGGAGTGGGACTTCCTGGGCGGCGGCGGTGTAATCGGAAGCCTCTGGGTTCAAGCTCCTAACTCGTTGTTCGCTGGTTGCCTGTACGGCATTGTCTCCAACGGCGGTACCCTGCACCCGATTGCCAACGGTACTGGCGACGGCTCACAAACAATGACCGTCAGCACCACCAAGCGCTACGTCATTCGTACCATAGCGTCGTTCAGCAAGATGAACCGTACGTCTCAGCCGTATAGCTACATAGACGCTACGGGAGCAATCCATAGCGTTGCCCTGGCGTCCAGCGGAGCGGACACGGTCACATGGCAGACTACTATTACCGAGATCGACCCCATCACAGGGCTGGTCACAGCCTCAACGGTGTGGTCCAATACCTGCGCGCTGACCGGCACGAATGACACCTATGCCACATACGTTCCGTTGATCTCTGATTCCCTGCACGCCACGGTCACCGGTATCACGGTAAGCACGCCGTTGTCGGCATCCCTGGCGACGTCCGAAACAGTCCCCATGCTGAATTCAGACTTCGATCTGTGGGCGGATGGTGTGTATGCCAGCGGCTGGACAGGCGAGAGCGCCTCGGGCGTCTCAGAGACCACGACCCACGTAGCGGAGGGAAGCGCCCTACAGCTCATCAACTTTGGCACGGACATTCCCTACGTCGCCCAGTTCGTTCCGGCTGGGTCCATGAAGGTGGGCACCAGCTACAACGTAAGGGCTCTACTCCGCAAGGACGGCACCCTCTTCGCCGGTAACCTGAAAATCACGATCAGCGGCACAGGTGTGGCGGAGACTGGGCTAACCATTCCAGTGTCGGCCATTTCTCAGGACGAGTTCACCAGCTTCAGCGGTGTGCTTATCGCCCCTCTGAACGCAGTTCCGTCAGACTTGGCCATCAAGGTCTACCTGGACTCTGCGACGACGCTGGCTGCGTGCTACGTGGACGAGCTGGCTATCACGACAGCTTGGCAACTTCAACTCGTTGGGCCAAACGAGATAGACGCTATCGACGGGCAAGCCCCCGTCGCCACTATCATTCAGCCCAACGGCGGTTCGACCACCACCAGCACCTATACCGGCGCACCTCAATACAACTCCGGTCAAGGCCAGTTGGTGTTCTTCAAGGACTCGGTTACAAGAACCTCCAACATCCCGCCTGTCGGCCAGTTGGTCAGACTGTCCTACCGCAGCGCAGGAGCCGCGCTTGGTAGGGTCTCCAACCTCGCCAGCGTAGCCACTGAAGCCTCGGCCTGGGGAGACAACGGAGTTCGCTCAGTGGTGCGTAGCGACCTTACCCCGCGCCCACGCTCCGCCGCCGAGTGCGAGTTGGCCGCGTCTGCCCTGGTGGCCGAGAACTCCTACACGCATTACAAGGGGACGTACGTACAACGCTCAGAGTTCCTGGCGAACGAACCTCGCGGCGGCAGCATTCTGAAGTTCATGAATCTGTCCAACATGGCCGATGTACAGGCAGAGGAGATCAATGAAGTCGTGACGACGCTGGACAATCGGACACCGGAGAGTTTCATCCACACAATCACCTTCGGTAGACCGGATCACATCCAGATCCTTCTCGACGCCATACAGAAGCCGGTGGGCGCGTTCCAGGTAAACACAGATGCTTCCAGCCCCGCATTCATCGACGTGTCGGCGGTTGGCTTGAACTACGCAGGAGACGTGACCCAGCCAAACATTCTGAGCTGGGACAACAGCCTGATCTACATGGACACCGGTCAGTCTCTCCCAACAGGAGGGGTCGGATTCGAGGTCCGTTACACAGACGACTCTTGGGGAGCTGACGACGGACGCAACCTAGTGACGCGCACCACCTCCAGGCTGTTCTCTGTGCCTCGATCCTTGCGTGGGCAGATCTTCTTCATTCGGCAGGTAGCACCCGGTAACCTTCTGACCTTTTCGGAGGACCAGACCAACAGCCAGTACACCGCCACGGGCGTCGCCGTAACGAGGCCAATGTCCACCAACATGTCCGGTAACCTGTCGCAGGTAGCCAAGCTGGTATTCTCAGGAGCCGGTTCGCTAACGACAGCGTGCCCTACAACGAGTGCCGGGGCTTGCTTCAGCCTGGACGTCAAGGGAGTGGTCGGGCATAGCGTGACGGTCTCGCTAGGTAGCACAACGAGGACCGTAGTTCTTTCCGGTAACTGGCAAAGGGTCTCCGTATCCGCTTTGACCAGTGGAACCCTCAGCCTAGCGTCTACAACAGCGCAGACTGTGCAGACGAGTCGCTGGTCTGTAGAGCAAGGGACCGTGACGGAGAGAAGCTATTCGAAGACCAACGCGACTCCGTACGGACCCTTGTCCCGGTACTCCGCTGCGGTGCATGTGGCCTTCCCGGCACCGTTGATCCCGATTCCTACTCTGCCGACGATCATTCGCGTGACCACGGATTCCACCCTGGTGGCTCCAGCAGACGGTACGGATTTGATTGTGGAGATGGACACGATTGCGGGGGCCATCACAGTGACTCTGCCTCCCACCGGTTCGTTCGTGGGGCAGACCATCAGTTGCGTCCTGGTCACGCTGGGTTCAGCGGATTCAGGAGGGGTGCATGACGCCACGGTTAACGCGGGTTCAGGGGACACGTACAGCGGAGCATCCTCGTGGGTGTTCTCGAAGCAATGGACCGGGCAAGAGTTCAGCGGCACAGCGTAAAGGATAAACACACATGGGTAAGGGTCTAGCTAAATCGTTCACGAGCACTGCCGCCAACACCAGCACTGCTAATCCTCTTGCGCCTAATATCACCAGCGCCACCGCTGCCCCAGCGTATAAACTAGACAGCCTCAATTCAGCGTTCGGCTTCGCGGGCACCATCCAGCTCCCTGGAAGCGGTGCCCCGTACGCCCACTTCCAAGCCATCCGGGTCGATGTAGGTAGGGGCAGAGATCAAGCAAGCGTGCTCGTATCGGTACCTGCCACAGGAACTTCTGTGGACTACAGCGTTGGAACGTTTGTCCAGACGGCCAGTGCTACGAACGGCTGGCAGTTAGACTTCACGTGCATCAACGAGGACGGGGTAGAGACTCCAGGTCCCTTCCACATCAGCGGCGTCAATGTGCAAGGCTCCTTTGTAACGGCGGTAGCCATCTCCGAGAACACAGGAGCGCGCAGCATCGACCCGGCGAACTTGGCCACTCGCTTAGTGACGTCACAGGCTGACATGGTTGTTACCCTGAACGGTAACCAAGTTCCTCAGCTTGTGACCCATTGGCTGAGTTTCGACAACGGAGCAACGTTCCAAGGGGACGCGTGGTACCGAATAGATGCCCCTGGGCAGGTCATACCTGTTCGAAGGCTGACACCTGGGCAGAACCAGACCTGGAAGTCCTACGTGATGACCGGGGCGCACCCTTACCAGTTCCCGCCTATACCGGCGTCGTCTCTACCGGCTGGCGGCTTTACTAGTGCTGGGTTTACGGTGCAAGGGCTTGCTCTGCCTTCCGCGACAGCGGTGACTACAGCCGTCATACCCGCTGGAGACGGAAGCGCAGCCCCTTACAATGCGTTTAGGTCTGACGGCACACAGTACGTGAATATCCCAGGCTGGAGTTGGACAGACCCGACCGACATAAACGCGGCGTTCATGCGCTTCACGTTCAAGTGTACGGACGCCACGGGCATCGCTGCTCCTGCGAACCAGGGCGGCACAGAGGTCATCTTGAATGGCCCAAACGATCCGATGGGGGACGTTGTCCAGGCAGGTTCTGTACGCACTACGGACGGCCTGGAGTTCGACTACAACCCGCTGGGATCAATCTTCACATACGGCGAGTTCAGGATGTACTTGCAGAGCCGTAACTCGACCAGCACAGCCGACTGGAACGACCCCACCAAGTCCGTTCTTCAAACCCATGCGTGGGGTGGGGCGGCGTTTTCGAGGGTCAACTTCGGGGCTCTGCCCGCTGGCCGGATTCCTGGGCTGAGGGTGGTGTCGATCCCAGCCCCGACAACGGGTTCTCTGGCGTTTGTCTGCCCCATATCTGACGGTATCGTCAACCCACAGGGGCAAATCACCTACTGCTGGAACGGTACTATCACGACCCCGTCAAGCGACCCGACCTGCGTGGGTTACGAGATCACGGTGCAGTACGCTGTGGACTCTTCAGGGACAACGTTTCACGCGGAAGGTGGAGCGTTCTGCACTCTGCGTGACGGTATTACTACTTGGCACAACGGAGACTGGGCTAGACCGGCGACCGACATACCGATGAAGTTTAGGGCGTACCCTATCTCTCGGGATAACGTTCGCGGTACGCCAGCCATCTACACCACTACACTAACAGCCGGTGGAACCTACGGGGCGGCAGGGTTTCCAACCAGCCAAGTTCTAACCGCTGACGCTTCTATCACCCCACCCGCCGCACGAGACGGGGCGGTGTGGATATGCAAGATAGCACAAGACTCTGTTGGTGGGCATATCCCAACGTTCGGATCGGGTGTAGTAGGTGCTCCGGTGATTGACCCCACTAATCTATCCGACCCCAATACTATGTGTGTGATGATGTTCTGCTCAATGGACGGTAAGTGGTATCTGACCGGGTCGCTACTTGGAGTTAAAGCCGAATGAAACTACTTATTATATCTTTGTTATTCGCGGGCTCTCTATCAGCGCAGAGCAACGCCATTCAGCTTTGTGACCAGCAGGGGACAGTGTCTAGGCACTGCTTATCTATTCACGTCCCCTCGACCCTTTCATTCACCCCCGCGCCCATCATGATCTCCGGTAATTCTGGAGCCTTGCTGCTGGGGATGCCGAGTACCGACCTACACCTTTCGCCGGGAGACATGGTAGCCAACACCTTCGTGTCGGCAAATGCTTCCGCCAATTCGTCGGTGATGTCGATGGGTGCCACGCCCTCCACCGGAGGAGCAGACATATCGGTGGGGAAGACCGGCACCGGAGCGCTGCTTCCTCTTAGATTCTGGCGCAACCCCCAGGAGTTGGCTCGGTTCGACACCTCGAATAGATTCCTGATCGGGCTAACAGCGTCCGACGTCAGCGCTGGGGTAGGGTCCATGATCCTCGGCGGCTCCCTGGTGATGGCTTCGAACACCTGCACCACCTTTCCCAACTTCTGCACCTCAGCGAACGCATCCGTACTAAGCATGACTGTGGACGGGAGCGGCCACGCATTCATCTCGGCAGGCCAAACCGGAACCGGTGCGGTTCCTGCTATAGTGTTCTTCCGCAACCCCAACGAGGTGGGTCGCTTCGACAATCTGGGCAGACTCTTGGTGGGCTCTCTGGGGTCTAGCGATGTCAATACGCTGGCAGGAGCCATCATATCGGCAAACTCCTTTGTCTCCACAACCGCAGCCACCAACGCTTCGGTAGGCTCTATGGCCGCAGTATCTGGAAACTATGTAGCCATAGCGTCTAGCTCTACTGGGACTGGGACGTTCCTCCCGATGACATTCTTCACCAGCAATGCGGAGAGGGTCAGGATTCAGACGGATGGCAAGGTTGGTATTGGCACCCCCAGTCCTTCCACCGCGTTAGATGTTGCAGGGACTATAAATGCATCCGTTGGGTTCAGCTCCGCCAACTCGACCTTCAACACCGTAAATATTCCAAGCGGCGGTGTCTTCTCGCTCAATAACACTGTAGGCAATCTGACTACGGGTTCGGTTACGTACGCCGGAACCAACCCCCAGGTTGACGCCAGCAATTTGAAAGGTAACTACAACATTAACGGGTCCAGCACCGCTAGCGGGAAAATCGTTCTATCCCCCGGTAACGTGGCGGGCCTGTCGAGCGTGCAAATCAACGGAAGAAGCAACGGAAGCGCGCAAACACAATCCCTCATCCTTAACGAGGTAGGAGCCTCCGCTGGGTCGGGTATCAGTATATTTCACAACGGTGTATACGACGGTGCGTGGCAGGCCGGGTCAACCACATCGTTCGACGTAGTGAATAACGCTCTCTCGCACTCTTTCGTTATTCTTCAGACCGGCAAGACACTTGTAGGGCGCACCTCGGACAACGGAACCGGCGCTCTCATGCAGGTCGAGGGTGGACTGTCTATTGCAGGCAGTCTCGTGCAGAGCGGAGTCACTAGGTTAGACGCCTCTGGTAACCTGACGGTCGCCAGTTGCACAGGGTGCTCGACCGGAGGTGGCACGGTAACATCGGTAGCGACTGCGTTTCCCGTCACAGGAGGAACGTTCACAACTAGCGGCACCATCGGTTGCGCCACGTGTCTAACGACCGCAGGAAACCAAACGGTAACCGGAGTGTCGCAGTTCAACGGCGGCATCCGAGTGTGGGGCGGCGGCATAGACGCCAGCGGGTTGGCTGGGCTCCTCACCGTAACCGGTGCCTCAAGCGGAAACGGAAACATCAATTTTCTGCCCGGTAACGTGTCGGGTCTGACCAGCGTGAGCATCACCGGAAACAACTGGGGTAGCCCGCTGACATCGGTCCTGATTCTGAACGACAACGTGAATGCCGGGGCCGGTATCACAATCCGGCACAGCAACATCTTCGACGGTGCGTGGCAGGGCGGTTCCACAACCCCCTTCGGCGTCACCAACAACGCATCTCAGAACGTCTGGCTGGTATTCCAAAACGGCCACATCAAAAGCACCACCTCCGGGGCAATGGGGTTCAGCACCACCAATGGAGCCTGTGTGTTGGTCAGCGGAAGCAACGACGTTAGAGGAGCCATGACGTGTAGTTTCGGGTCGCTGCAAACCGGCAGCGGAACCACAACGTTTGGCTCGGCGTATTCTACCGTACCGTTCTGCACCATCTCGCAGACTACCCCAGGCTTCAACTCAACGGCTAGCGGGTTGAACAGCATCGGCACCAACAACATGACTTGGACCATGCAGGGGACAGGTCTTCTTCGCATCGACTACACCTGTAGGCAGTAAGAAAGGGTTTTACTTATGAAACTACTTCACAACGTTACAATGATTTTGGTTCTGACAGTCTCATCGGCCTTTGCGACTAGCGACGCACCCACGGACCTTGCTGCCAAACTGAAGGCAGCGGAACAGGAACTTCGCCTCGCCAAGCTAGAGAACCTCGTGCGGCGAGAGGAAGGCATCACGCAGCAGTTGGAAAAGGTCAGATCAGACCAGCAAAGCCTATTCAAAGAAACCTGCGTTGCGGCTGGTATTGACCCAGATCCTAAGGTGTGCGCCATCGATCTGAACAAGGGCACCGTGACAAAGCAATCGGCCACACCACCTACCGGAGTTGCTAAGTGAGCGACGAGGCGGTACCTACTTCCAAAAGGTGGAATCTGCCCACCGTACCGTTAACTGTTCAGTGGGGAGCGGTTGGTCTTCTGGTGTGGTCAGCCGCTGTACAGTACGGCTCCTGGACTACTAGACTGGAAGCAGTGGAGAAGCAGCAGATACGGCAGGTAGCGGCTACGGAAGCGCTGGCTACGGGGTTGCAGAATCTAGCCAATGCTCTGACGGCGCAGCAGTTGGTTAACCTGCACACCCAAGACATGGTGGACGAGCGCACGCGCAGCAGCCAAGCCAGCACCGAAGCAACTGTGTCCAGGATGCGGGATGAGAACCACAAGCTCAGAGCCGACGTGGAGAAAAACCACGTGGATATTGTGACCACCACGGCAGTCACCGACACCCTAGCGAAGAAAGCTAAGATCAAATAGCTTGACACGCGCGGGAAGTGTGTGCTATCATTAGTAGATAAGCAATCCTCTATCCGCCACTTGGGCGTAAGAAGCTCCCGCACACTGTGCAGCTTACGCTCTAACTACAAACACTCGGAGAAATATGCCCTCAACTTCAGAACAGGAAATAAACCACGTAGTAAGCGCGTGTCAGGCGGCTGGGTACGACGCCAAGACTTGCGGCAGGACCATTATCAGCAAGGTAAGTGGCGTTAGTGAGAAGGTGGCAAGACGGATACAGGATGTGCTGCGTGGCGGTGTAGACTCTAACGCGCCCTACGCGGGAGAGTCGGATGCTGCGCCAGAGACTCACGAGCACGAGGGCGATGCGTGGCGCATCACGATGCCCAAGACTCCTATACACACTCTTGAGGCTCTAGTGGAGCACTGCGAGATCGACCTGAGTGTGTGGGAAGTGGAGAAGTGGACCTGTAAGAAGTGGGACATGTCATGTGTCCCCCGCTCAACTCGTACCTTCCAGGACGCGAAGTGGGTGCGCCCGTCTACGGTACCGGTTACCGTAGAGAACTTCGCCATTACCGCGTGGCTGCGCCGCAAGGTTGCGGTGGTAGCCATTCTGTCGGAGATCAAAGCTCTCAAAGACGAAGCAAAGAAGGATGCCAGAGTCTACAAGCCAATCAACCGCAGGCAGGAGCGCGGCGGGTACTTGTTGGAGATTAGCATTCCAGATCTGCACATGGGGAAACTCTGTTGGGGAGACGAGACCGGTGGTAGGAACTACGACTCAAGCATAGCTCAACAGGATTTCGACAACGCCTTGACGGCGCTACTGCGCCGCACCAGTTCGTATGACTTCGACCGAGTGCTGTTCACGGTGGGCAACGATCTTCTACACACAGACAGCAAGGCGGGCCTGACCACGGGAGGAACACCCCAAGATGTAGATGGCAGGTACCAGAAGACGTTCGTCAAGACTCGTCGGATGATTTCACGAGCCATAGAGCGCTTGCGAGAAGTGGCCCCGGTTGATGTACTTATGGTCCCCGGCAACCACGACACTCTGTCAGTGTGGCACCTCGGAGACTCCCTTGAGTGCGCTTTCGAAAACTGCTTGGACGTCACAGTAAACAACTCCCCTAACCCAATGAAGTTCTACGAATGGGGCAAGGTCATGCTGATGCTGGTTCACGGGCACAAAGGTAAGAAGGTGGACTACCCCCTGGTGATGGCATCGCAAAAGCCTGAAATGTGGGGACGCACTAAGTTCCGAGAGGTCCGCACCGGGCACCTGCACCAGGAGCGTGTCACAGAGTTGCACGGTGTAAAGGTTCGCGTGTCGTCTGCTCTCTGCCCTCCCGACGCGTGGCACGCAGAGAACATGTACACAGGGAACCAGCAGAGTGCGGACGCGTTCGTGTGGCACAACGAAGAAGGCATGGTAGGCCAAGCCACGTACACGGTTCCAAACACCAACTAAAAACTGCTTAACACTAAAAGGAATTGCATGTCATTGATTATCGGATTCGGTCACCGCGCCAGACAAGGCAAAGACGAAGCTGTAGCCCACTTGATAAAGACCTACGGAGGGCGTTACGACGTTAGGCGCTACGCCTTCGCGGACATGCTGAAGGAGCAGTGGTACGATTTGCTGCTCCAGCCGTGCCACCCGTACTGGTCGAGCGAGGTTGCCGCGCAGACCGTGGCGTACGGTCTAATGCCTGTGCCACTCATCCCAATAGACTGCGCCACGAGTGCGGAGAAACTGGCGTGGATCGCAGAAAACAAGACGTGGTTCGGGAAGCACCTGCAAGTCTTTGCCTCGGAGTACATACGCGCCGAGGACGAATTCTATTATGTCAACGCTCTGAGGTATAGGGTCGAAGCTGATAAGCCGCAGATTGCGCTAGTGACCGACGTGCGCTTCTTGAACGAGTTTTGGTGGATCAAGTCGTCGCAAGGCTACACGGTGAAGGTAACCCGCGAAGGCTACACAGTCAACGACGGGAGAGACCCCAACCACGCTGGCGAAGTCGCTCTTATCAATTCAAAGTTCGACTTCGAGATTAGAGTGGCCGATGGCGACTTGGACGGGTTGCGGAGCGACGCCGAGACAGTGTTCCAAGCCGTCGTTGAGAAGGTCACCGGGACATTCATAAGCGACGAAGAGGAGGAACCTTCGTGGGTGCTCTAACCGACAAACAAAGAATCATCCGTCTGGAACGGATTGTGTGCTACGCCTACACGCTTCTCAACGGCTCAGCGGGAGAGGTCGGCACACCGCAGGAAGTGGCGAAGCTGGAGAGGGAACTAGCACGGCACATGCAGGACACGGCGGAAGGTCTAGGAACGTGAGGGGTCTGCTGTTGTTTGTGTGCCTAGCGCTCAACGCCGCCGCCCCCGCCTGGGAAGTGGGCAATCGCTTTGCGGTGGCGTACGGCTCCTGGGCTAAGCTGCGCAACGAACGGGTTAACAACCCCGACACGATATCGGTGCCTGAAGTGGCTGCGTGGCAGACGGTCAAGACAGCATGGCGCGAGTTGGAGAAGGCAGTTGACACAGAGTACCGAGGAGAACGATGAACCTAGAGGCACTGAAAAAGCTAACCGAAGAGGCAGAGGGCAGGGTGAACCACCTCTACCTAGACACCAGAGGTAACGTCACTGTCGGCGTAGGCCACATGCTGCCTAGCCTCAAGCACGCTATGCTTCTGCCTTTCGAACCGGCCTGTGACCTCGCCTTCGACTTTCACTTGGTATCAGCGTCTGAGGTGGGACACCCTGCCGCGCATTACGAGCACCTCTGCAAGACTAGGTTGGCTGAGGCAGACATAGACGCGGTGCTGTACGACGACACGGCCAAGTTCTTGAAGGAACTGCGGCTGGTTGTTCCGTACCTAAGCTACCCGGAGTTTGTCCAGGAGGCTGTGTTCGACATGGCCTACAACCTTGGGCTGGCGGGGTTCGCCAAGTTCCAGCACCTCAAGGCGGCGCTAGACGCTAGGAACTGGAAGCGGTGCGCCGAGGTCTGCCACCGCATCGGAATATCCGAAGAGCGAAACACGAGGACAGCGGAACTGTTCAGGTCGGCGTGACAGGGAGAACACAATGAGCGATGTAGAGAAGACCAAGGAAGAAAAGATCGCGGAAGAGTTGGAGAAGTTCGAAGCGGAGGGTTGGCCCACAGCAGCGCAGGACGCCGACGCGGAGATGGCCGAAGCCAAGAAGTTTTTGGACGAGCTGGACGAGAAGAACCTGCGCGAAGGAGCCCTGTGATACACCGACTAGCACTCATTTTAGCGTTGTGCCTAACGGCGTCGGCGCAAACGGCGACACTCCCCACCTTTGCAGGCGGGGGAGTAGCGTTCAACCAGATCGGAACGCCGCGCACAACACTGTGGATCACGGCTATTTACCCGGCTCTGTCTTCCATAAGGATGTACACCAGCACGACCGCAGACATCACGCCCGTCCTTCGCACAGACCCAACGACAAAGCGGGACTACTACGCGTTCACAGCCTCTATCAGACAGGGTCTTCACCGCGTCGTGTTCACCAGCGGCAAGTTGACGTTCCTGGCTGGCGGCGACGCGGGTATCGGGATGAACCAAGCTGTGCCCAGCGGATTGAGCATGTCTTTTGCAGGAAGTTTGGCGGCGACGCTGGCGTACGAAGTTCGCCCCAACGTGGCCATCCTGTTTGCGCCCCGTCTGCTGTGGATCAACTCCTCGTGGAATGTAGTTCCCCAGATTGGCGTTGTGTTTAGGACAAGCAAGTAAGGATAAATATGCTGACTCGTTTCGCAATGTTCCTGGAGCGCGAGGCTGGCTACCACATGGTCAGCCTGATGCTCATAGCGACCGGCGTTATTCTCGTGGACAACACGCAGCGCCCGCAGATCGCACACGACTTGGTCATCTTCGGAACCGGTGTTCTTGCCCGGTCAATGGGCTCCCGCAAGCAGCCCCCGATGGCAGAGCCCAAGCCAGAAGAGCCTAAGCCGTGACAAGGACACCCAAACAATGAAGATGATTTTACTCGCACTCACACTGGCGGCTCTTGCCGTCGCACACGGCCCTACCGTTCCTCCCGATCCCTGGGATGTTCACATCGTCGCTGCTAAGTAAGACAACGCCCAGGCGTAGACCCTAACAAGTCTGCGGCCTGGGCTTTTCATCATTTCAAAAGGAAACTAACATGACACCTGGAAAACTACACTTCATAGCACTACACGCGTTGTCCCACGCTGGTTCGCGGAACTGGGTGGTCGGCTTGACCCACAATCAGTGCGTGAACCTTATGGATGACACCATGAAGCTGCTGCAACCTTGGGACGACAACGTCACACTGCGCCGGTCTGACAACAAGCTCCTTCTAAGCAACGGAAGCGTGATCGAGTTCAAGTCGAGCAGGAGCCTGGATTCTATGCGAGGCTTTGCTGTTGACGCGTACGTGGTTGATGAGATGGTAGGCGCGGAGGCGGTTTACAACACGCGCATGTCTGCCGCTCACGGAGCTGGTGTAACGTATGAGGACAGTTAAAGACATCTTCGTAGTCCTCGCCCTGCTGTCCGTCTTCGCCTTCTTCGGCACCCTCACCACGATCTCCTGGCTAGGCTACCGCAGCCGTGCAGTCGTCGCCCAGGCTCTGACCGATCGTGTGGACCCAGTCCTCGACGCCGTCACGAAGACCGTCAACGGAGATCCGCAGAGCAAGGCGTTGTACGGTAAGCTACCTCTGCGGGACGCCCTCATGGCTCAGGTGTCCTCTGCGCTGGTCAAGGCCGACAAGCAGCTCACCTCCGTCCAGGCCGTCGTCACCAACGTTGCGGACAAAGCCGACAAGCAGCTCACGGCCATGAACGGCACCGTCACCGGCCTGGGGAGCAAGCTGGACCCGGTCCTGGCAAGCTACACAAAGCTGGGAGACGCCTCAACGGCGCTTGTGGGGGATGCCAAGGATTCGCTGGACGACCTCTATCCTGATCTGAACGCATTCGTACAGACTGCGAACGTGACGGCTGTCGGAATTGCTGTGACCTCCGAGGCTGTCGGCAAAGCCGCACCGGAGATGTCCAAGGCGTTTGTGGGGATCGGGCAGAGTGTAGATGGGATTGCCAAGGACGTACACGCAGAGGCCGACGAGTTCGTCAAGCCCAAGACGCTGTGGCAGAAGCTGAGGATGTGGGTGGATCTTGGTGGGAGGGTTGCTCTGAGGATTCTATGAGGTTTCGGGCTCCTCGCTCTGCTTGCGTCGTTCCCAAGACCTCTTCAATGACGCAGAGGTCTTTGAGCCCTTGGTAGGCGGGGCTACTATTCCTTCCAGGACGGCTATGTCTACCCCCGCCAATAGAACGTCGGCCTTCTTCAAAGACTCGACGGCGTCCCGCAAATGTTGTATGGCCTTCTCCAAGACCTCTATTATATTATGAAGGTGCATAGACAAGGTAAGTGTATCACTCCAAACAGATTACGCATAGCCCGAAATGGCTATTGCTAGTACTAAAGGTACACATTCTGACATGGAAGTGTAATCTGGGGTTTATCCCTGGCGGCACTACGCCGCTCCGGAATCTCCACCTCGGAGAACCTTGTCGCAGTACGGGCAGATCTCGATGACGACCGAGGATTCTCTAGGTGTCTTCCACCCTAGCACAATCATCCTCACCATGCCATTCCACCCCAACCTCCTAGCTTCGTCGCAACATTCCCACATCAGAGTTTACCCCTCAGTATCTCCACCAGTTGCTTGCCTGTTTCCTTAGCCCACACCAGCTCAGTCCCTAGGCGGTAGTTCTCAAGACGAAGCTCAGCCATCTTGGCAGCGTCCTTGTCGGCCTCCTTCCGCCAGTGAGCCAGAGCCTTGTCCTGCTCCGTGATGACGTTCTTGAGATGCCAGACCTCGTGCTGCAACTCCTGCTTGCGGGCTTCGTTGGGCGGCGGCGCTACTCCGTCCGCGTGTTTGCAGGTGTCTGCGTGGCCTTCAACCATATTGCCGTCGCAACAGCCGTACCCAGGTTTGCTGCACACATCGGCTTTGAGGTCCACGATCTGCAACGTGAGGACGGTGGCGTCGAATATCTTGGCCTCGCCGCGCTTCGCAAGCAGACCAGCCCTCTTGAGGGAGTAGCCGACAAAGTGCGAAACAGCAGGCCACGCGCCGAAAGGTATCGACTGCCCGTAAAACAGAGCCATTGCTTTAAGGTCGTCTGGGTGAACGAAGACCGTAACGTCGTGGCCCGTGTTAGGTCGCTCCACGAGCGCCTTCCGCAGCTTGTTGAAGTCTAGGTTCATGCCTTCACCCCGCTGATGTCGATGAGTTCGACGGTGTCCTTCGTCTTGTTCCACAGGACCGCAGTGCCTTCAGGCGTAGATTTGTCCTCATACACCGGCAGACCGCCCATTGAGGTGAGCAGACCATGATTCGGTTTAGGCTGTAGGAAGACCAGCAAGCCCCTCGCTACGTCAGCGGGGTGCGCACGCACCACCACGTCGTCGGGAACCGGTGGCAGTCCTGCCAGCATGTCCTGGAGTGATTTTAAAGTGATGTGCTTAGCGTTTGACCATGTCATAGGGTGGAAATCCTTCTTTGATGCGTCGTTTGAACGTTTCTATGCCGTGCTTGAGGTTTGCTTCGCTGTTCTGGTTTTCGTAGATCTCGTCCCACTGCCCCTTGCCGAAGCCTGGGTGGAGGTGTTCGAACTGGATGTTCTTGGCTTCCAGCATCACTCCGTCACGCCTAGCCACTGTGGTGAAGTCGTCGTCTGCGTACATGCTGGTGTAATCGGGGTGCAAGCAGTAGCCTACAGACTCGTACCGCGCCCTGGTTATAGCCCCAGCCACGATCAAGTCCCCGTCGCGGGGTGAGCATGACGAATACTGAACGACGTGCGGGGTGTCCAGGTCTGGGAACGACTCCACTATCAGCCTGTCCCAGTCCTTAGGGGCTCGGAGGTCGTCCATAGTCGCTATCAGAACCTTGGAGGACTTGTCGGCGGCAGCGCACCCAACGTTGAGCTGGTCAACGACGCAGTCTCTGTAGGGGTTCTTGATTACGTTGGTAGACCCCCAAGAGATGTCTACAGCGTTTGTTCCGGTGCCCCAGAACTCGTCCCACCTAGACTCATGAACAACCAGGATGTACTCAACGCGGCTCGGCTCCGCGCACCGCTCGTAGAAATTGAGCATAGCGTCTACCCAGCCTCTTGGAAAGCCTGCGGAGGGTTTGACGCGTGCTGTTGGGTGGACTACGGAGATAAGGATATTGCTCATAGTTTTACCGGCCTCAGCGGTACGAAGAAGAAGCAGTGCTCGATGGGGTCTACGAAGAGCTTGGTTCTGGCAGGGTCGTGCTCAAACGTCAAAGACACTTCCCCGTCCTCGGTGAGCGCCCTGCAAACCACAGCGTGGGACTCGTCGTGTTCACAGTTCTTGTTGTGGCCTATCGCCACCACCCACACGTCGAATAAGGACGGTATGACCAGTCTGACTTTGTCGGTCCACCAGAAGTGGACGACGCCCAGGCCGCGTCTCTTCGCCCATCTGACGATGTCCTCCATGTAGTTCTTGTTGACAGAGCCCGAAGGAAGGCACGCCACGTTGGGAGCTTCCTTCAGCGGGATCTCCAGGACGGACGCGATAGCCGCCTGGAGACAGTTGTTGTTCGTGGCGTAGACGCGCTTCACCAGCCACCACCTTCGGCTGACACTACCCACGCAAGAAACGCGGTCACAGCAAGAAACACCAAAGCGCCGTAGATATGGTCAAGGCTTACGTACAGAGACAACCAACACAAAAAGGCGAATAACCCATAAGATACCCCCATAAAGGCAGTCACCACGAACATAGCCACTACCCAATACTTCAGGAACTTCACTTAGACCTCCTGCCGTCTATGTCCCACATGAACGCTGTGAAGATAGTAGCAATCAAGAACAAAAAGGTGGCCGCAACATAGTCTTGGCCGAAGTGCTTACTGAGCCAAATCAAGGTTTCCGCCACAGCGTAGGCAACTCCCCCAATAGCGGCGTACACTCCGCATACCTGCACCCAACGTTTTAGGAACCTCACAGTATATTCCCCAACGACTGTCCCGGCTCTTGGATGAAGAAGCTCAGATGGTCGTACTGGCTGGCCGTGTCCAGGTGAGGGCAGACCTTGTAGTGGCTAATAGACAAGGTCATAACCGGGTAGCGCTCCTTCAGCCACTGCGGGAACCATCTAGCCTTGAACGCCTGCCACCAGTCTGCCGGATAGGAGGTAGACTTGTCGCGCAGAGATGCGATGTAGCCACTAGCAGAGAAGATCATCGCCCGTGCCAGTATGTCGAAGTCTGCCTCGGCTCTCATGTCGGCTAATGGCAGCACTGATTGCATCCCGAAGCGTAGCTTCTCCAGCACCACCTGTTGAACGTAGTTTGACTTACTCACGCGGTCTCCTTTTCCATGTAGCTCTTAACCCACGACGCCATGTAGCGCTGGAGCCCTCTGAACCAATGACCCGGCACGTCCGATGTCATGAACAGGTATGTCAGCCAGTCTACGTGCTCCCCCATATCTACCTTCTGTCCTTCCTCCATGTATTCCCAAATCTCACCGGACAACTTCGCCATCGGGATGTACAGCCACGCGGGCATCAAGCACGGAGCGAGTTTGTCAGCAGCGCACAGTTTGGACGGCATCTTACCTTCCAACCGCGCCATGCTGCGGGAGTGATAGAGGCAGAAGTCGTGCCATTTGGTGCTTCTCCCCCACCTCGCGTAAGACACCCACGGGTCGTGGTGAATCTGCACCTCGTCGTGCCAGTCGAACAAGAAGTGCATGATCTTAGCGCCTAAGCGAGGATGCTGCTTCCCGTTGGCGTCGTCCATCGCCTCACACCCAGCGTAGCCCCAGTCATGCACGATGCAGGCGACGAGGATGCGCGGGTCTAAGGTCCAACCGTAGAGCTTGACCCAGGCGGCGTAGACGAAGAACGGATGCAGCCAGAAGGCGTGCGCTCCGAACAGTAAAGACTTTGTGCCTCGTGTCATCTGTCTACCTCTGCCCCAGCTCGGCCAACATGTCCTTCGTCTGCTTAACGGTTAACGTGCGGCGCTCGATCTGGCGCGGGATCTCGACTACCGGAATACCAGTAAGATGCGCCCACTCGATTTCCTTGGCGACGCCTGTACCGACAGAGCCGTCAGGGAATGCTCTGAAGACCAAGGCAGAGCACGCCTCTACGTAAGGTCTAAAAGCGTCCATACCAACAACCTTGTATTGCTCCAGGGCTTTCGCCTTCGTGTCACCGACCGGGTAAGGCTCGAAGCCCAGATCCCAGATGAGAGCCAAGTCTCGTTCGTGTTGCGGTGAACCATCGATGCTGATGGGCCGTGCGTAGTATGCTTTCTTCATGCTGTGTCCTCCTTAGCAGCTTCTATCTGCTTTTGTTTAAGCTGCTCGTCCAGCTCTTCCAAGGCTGTAGCCAGGGCGATGTCGTTGAGCATCTCTCGGACCAAGTTCTGTTCTACAGACAGCCCTATGTCGGCGCGGTGGTACTGCTCTCGGCAGTACGAGAACGTTTCCAGCATCACGAGCCCCTTCTCCAGAAGCTCGGTGCGTACTTTAGGGTGGAGTGTTTTAGGCATTAGGTCACCCTACTGAGTTGTTGTTGCCTGTTTTCTGCGAGACGGTCTTGGTGTTGAATCGCTTGGTGGGGGAGGGCTTGTCGTACCCTGCCGGATCTCCGTAGAGGTGGGCCGGGAGCGTAGCCTCTTGCACCCTTGTAGCGTTCCAGCCACACAGGTCACACTTAGTGTGCTCGATGAACGGAAGCGCCTCAGCGAAGCTCTTGTAGAACACCGTGAACACGTAGGCAGGTCCAGGGTGTTCTAACGGTAGATTGACCGTGCTGTCGCAGACGTATGAATAAAACGGCATTAGCTCTCCATGTCCTCAGCGATGTCAAGAAAATGAGCCACCGACTTGAGCACTCGGATCTGCGCGGCGCGCTCCAGAGGCTCCAAGGTGCCGATGATGATGTTGAAGCGGAACACGTCGCTGGCCGGGTTCAATGACGCGGCCACGTCGATGTTGTCAGGTTGTGTGCCTTGGTCGTTCATGCTATGTCCTTTGCTTAAAACTTGAACAGGGGTTGGCCGTCTTTAACCGTCCACGAGATGGCCTTCCAGCCGGGAGCAACGTAGTAAGCGACTCCGTCAGCGGTCTGCACTCGGTGTGCGTGCCCTCCTAGCGAACTTTCGGATACGTTAAGCAGCGTGGGGCTATCGATCCGCAGTGTGAAGTCGCTGTAGATGTATTCGCGCGCATACTCTACGGAAATGTCGAGCCACTTGTCTTTTTCCATCGCCATGTTAGTTGTTCTCCTTACCTTCCAAATCACCAAGAAACTCTTGGTCGAGTGCGTCCATCGCTGGACGCTGGCTTTGCTTTTTCACTACCGCTTTGAGAGGTTCTGAGTCTTCCACGATGCAGAGGTCTTTAAGCGAGACCAGGAAGCTCGTCGCCTGCCCGATGTAGGAGCAGCGGACGTACTTCATCCCGCAGCTCCCCACCGTCACCAAGCCGCCGTTACGCACCCTCAGAGTTTCGCCTTTGGTTGGTCGCCGGTTCACTGCTTCACCATTGGTGGCATCGGCGTTGACCTGTAATGGGGACACCACGTTGCGTGTGGCCCTTCCCCAATCAGCGCCGACTCTGCTGGGTCAGTGTTGCACCAAAAACACCTGCCTTCTGTTCCCCATGAGCCCGCCTGTTTGTCATCCAGCATTACGTCACCGCCTTCGCAATCTGTACAGCCTTCCGGTCGTCGTCCTGTTCAAACTTCCACACCAAGGCTTCGTACTTGCCGGTGGCTTCTTTGTACCTCTGCTCTGCGTGTAGGAGGCTGACTCTGGCGGTTAGCATTGAGTTAACCGCGCTTCTAAGGTCGCTGCCCTGTGTCTTCGTCATGTTCCCGACTCCTTGTATCCCCTAAGTATCGCACACAATGTAATTGCGTGTCAAGTGATTACAACCCGCACGTCCCACCGTGCCCGGTGATGTCGCAGATGTCGTTCTCCTGGAAGACGACTCCCTTGTGCTTCAAGGCGTCCTCATAGGCGACAACTTCCAACGGCTGTCCACCACGCGCCCCGTCTGGATAGCAGGTGAACCCGCGAAGCCTGGGCGCGTACTGCGCCAGCATCTTGGCGAAGGGCAGCACCTTGTCTTCGTTGTTGAGGTCAGTGCCCCAGGCCGGTAGGTTGATGGTCGAGCTGATTGCCATGTCCACGTAGTCCTGGATGTCGGCTTGCAGCTTAATGCGTCGTTCCGGCTCAGCCGCCAGAGACGCCGCAGTGTCGATCTTAGACGGGTCGATGCCGTACGTCTTGACGAGATGGTCAGCCGTAGCGTCAACCACGTACTCGTACTTCCAAACTCTTCCCTCGGTGAGGTAACGGCGCTTGTAGGCGACGGCGTAGAGCGGCTCAATCCCCGTGGTGGTCGAAGCCATGATCCCGATGGTGCCGGTAGGAGCGATTGCCCGCACTGCCACCGGCCTGGAGATGCCAAGCGCGTCGCAGAACACGCTCGCCGCAGAGGAGGACATGTTGCGGTAGATCCCCAGCCAGTTGTGAAGCTCAGAGGTAACCTCGTACGGCTGGCCGCGACGAAGCAACCACTCGTGGACCCCCATCAAACCAAGTCCCAGCCTGCGGTTCTTCTCCCGCACCTCGTACACCTTCGCGTAGGGCAGCGTGGCTCTGGTGGTCCCGCACACCAGGAACTTGGTAGCGAGGTACGTCACTGCCGCCAACTCGGCTAGATCCTCAGTAGCGCCTAGGTTAAGGCTCCCCAGGTTGCACACGTCGCTGTCGTCTGCACTGCTTACCTCGCAGCAAGCGTTGCGCAGGTCCTCATCCTCCTGCGCGCCGAAGTTGAATCCGAACCCAGGCTCCCCGGTGCTCAGCGCCTGCCGCACGTTGTCGAGGTACACCCGGTTACCGGCATCGAACTTCCAGTCGTCGTCGTAGTTAACGCTGATGTTGGTCATGTCCAGCGGGGCAGGGAAGTTGAAGTCGTCCTGCTTGGCGTCCCACAAAGTGTACGGCGTGCCGTTGTGCTTCTTGGCCCTACCCACGCTCATGTTGTGCCAGTCCTTGCTGCGGATGAACGCACCGATGTCCAGGTGACGCCAGTTCAACGCAGCCCAGATGGCGGCGCGACGATCCCCGCCCTGCATGACATTGCGCCCGTGGTTGTTGACGGAGTACATCAGCGGGATAGGGCCGCTGCTGGTGCCACCGGTACGCAGCAGCTTGGCTCCAGCTTCGCGGAGACGGCTGTACTCTACGCCGATGCCGCCACCGGACATTAGGCAGTCTGACGACCGCTTCAGAACGTCTCCCCATTCCTCGCGCGTATCTTCCTCTGCCCGTAGCAGGAAGCAGTTGTTCCAAGCGTGCAGCGACCTACCGGCGTTGCGGAGGTAGCGCCCTCCTGGAATAAACTTCATATCCGTGATGTACTGCACGAGCTGGGAGCGTTCGCTCAGCGACATCAGAGGCTCAGCCTTGCCCTGGAACGTGCCGCACACGTCGTTCACGCAGCGATGTGCCAACGCACCCCAGGTGTCTTTAGCGTCTAGGGCGTACTTCTGGAAGAAAATGTTCTCTGAAAACTGTGTCTTAAAAGGTGCGGTCACTCTTTGTCCTTTGCGTTGTGGTGTAGATTAGTTTTAGGTCGGGGATAAGTTCGCCCTCAGGCACAGGGTCGAAGGTGTGACTGCTGATAACGATGTACATTGTGTTGTACGAGTGTTTAGGGAGGAAGTCGCCGCGCTCCATCGCGACAACCTTGGCGTCGCTGGGTACACCTGGGTTCATCGACACGTCCACCCTAGACAAGTCCTTCAGTAGAAACAGAAGTGAGTCAGCAGCCACGGTTAACAGCCTCAGTCGGCGTTCGCAGGGGTCTTCTTTTCCATTCGTGCTCCTTCAACGCCGGGTCAACTTCAATCGTTGTCATACGGTACTTCATGTCATCCACCGGCAGACCAAGCTCTGCGATGTGCTTGCACAGTTCGAAGTCGCCTATGGTTCTGTTTTGGTACTGAGCCATCTCGTCCCACAGCTTGCTATACAGACGGTTAGATACCACGAGGACGAAGGAGTTAGGGTCTGGAGTCCAAGGCGGCATCACGCCACCTCTTTTATGTGCAACTCAGAAGCCCCTCTAAGGTTCGTTAACGCCAACTCAATCAGCCACCTTAGATTAGGCACTAGGGGATACGGCAGTAAGTCAAGGGGGTAGTAGTTGACCTGCTCGTCCGTCAAAGTGTTCACGCGGCACACAGCGTCGTCTAAGACTACAAAGAAGTGTACCTTGAAGTCTCCGCCCTCCAAGACGGCGAACCGTTTCCAATCGCTGTTCTTTACGCCCGTCTCCTCTTCAAATTCCCTAGCCACAGCCTCGCGTGGGCTCTCACCAGCTTCGATATGCCCGCCGATGGCGTTCCAGCGCCCCTTCTGCCATGCCGGTCGCTGCTTCTGAATCAAAGCCACGGTGTAGGTTCCTGTGTCGAACATGAACCCGGCTACGTACTCCGTCATGTAGCACTCTCGTGGTTAGCCAGAGCCCGCACTTCCTTCAGGATCTGCGGTAGAAGTCCACTGGAGCGCAGCGTTGCTATGGCGTTGCTACGTCCTTGCCCGATGCGGTCGGTGCCGTAGGAGAACCAAGATCCACTCTTTTGGATAACTCCTGCTGTGATGGCGGCGTCAACCAAGCTACCTTCACAGTCGAATCCTTTTCCGAACAGCAGATCAACCTCCGTCGTACGGAACGGCGAAGCGACCTTGTTCTTAGCAGCTTTGATCTTCGTCTTGTTGCCAATAGAGACGTCTCCTTCCTTGATCGAGCCGATACGGCGAACGTCGAGGCGAACCGAGGCGTAGAACTTCAGAGCCTTGCCGCCAGTCGTAGTCTCTGGGCTACCGAACATCACACCAATCTTCTCGCGCAACTGGTTGATGAAGATTAGGACTACGCCGCTCCTGGACACCATGCCGGTGAGCTTGCGGCAGGCTTGAGACATCAGACGTGCTTGCAGGCCCATGTGGCTGTCACCGAAGTCCCCGTCCAGCTCTGCCTGAGGCACTAGAGCGGCCACGGAGTCCACCACGATAACAGCGAACGCGCCGGATTCAACCAGAGCCCCCACCACTTCCAGCGCCTGCTCACCGGAGTCTGGCTGTGACACTAGAAGGTTCTTTACGTCGCAGCCTAGCGTCTCCGCCCAGGTGGGGTCCAGAGCATGTTCGACGTCCACGAACGCAGCCATACCGCCAGCACGCTGTGCCTGGGCCACGATCTGGAGCGCCAGGGTTGTCTTGCCAGCGGACTCGGGGCCGTAGATCTCGATGATGCGCCCCTTAGGCACACCACCCACTCCCAGTACTTCGTAGTCCAGGTCGTAGATGCCGGTGGGAATGTTAGGGACCGGCTTTCCTACCTTGTCGCCCATTCGGAAGACGATGCCCGCTCCGTGAGTCTTCGTGAGCCCAGCCACCGCAGCGTCTACTGCGCTCTTGATCTCTTTAGGCGTTGACGGATTAGCAACTTCGATCATTGTTCCAGCCCCTCTCCTACTTTGCCTTTGACGTGGATCTCCAAGCGTGCTACTAAGATGGCGTCGCAGGCCCACTCCTTTGCCGTTTCCAGCGACTTGTGGCAGGCGACGAATCCGGTGTCGTAGACGTTCAAGAACATGACTCCGTGGTCGAACGTCTCTGGGACTTCGATAAGGTCGCCAGGGTAGTCGCCAGGGTAGCCTAAGCCGTATAAGTAGACCTTACCCTCCGCGCTGCGAGGAGACTCTCTCCATCCAGAGGAGTCTAAGAAAGCTCCGTGTACAGGTAACACGCCGCCACCGTCCACACAGTAGGTGCGCCACTGTTTTCCATCCCGCGTCTGGTACTTCTTTCCCATTTCGATTTTCATACGTACCTCTTCAAGGACTCGCTGTCGTAGGTGCCGGGGATCTCTTCCAGCGTCACGTCCTGCGCCTGCTCGGTGAGCCTAAGCTGGACGCCACGGACGGTGAACGGCCCGCCGTTCTTCACCTTGGAGCCAGGGACGAACACAACCAAGTCTCCAGGTCGAAAGAACCGCGACGGCGGCTGAGCCTTGCGCTCGTCCACCTTGCCAGGAGCATAAGGCTTACCAGGGACGTAGCCGAACGTCTCGTCAAGGCGCTCAATCTCTTGCAGCGCTGTTTTGGCGAAGACGAACTTTCGCACCCGGTTCATCGCGTCGGCGTAGGCTCTAAGAGCCGCACGAACTACCAACCACTCTGTCGGCGTAGACTCCACGCAGTCTCCGCTCTGCACCGCGTTGATGGCTTGGATGTGGGTCATGCTTTCACCGGCCTGGGCAGAAGATCTCCGAACTTCTTAGAGATGTACATGGCGATGGCACCGACAGCGGCGCACTGGTTACGTACGTCTTCCGCTTGACCTTCGTACTTTTCCGCGTATACCATTTCTGTTAGCTGCTGGGCGAAGCCTGTCAGGGAGTCGAACAGTTCAAAGCGGGTCTCTCCGTAAAGCGGATCGTCTACGTCTCCGAAGTACTCCGCTGCACGGTGCTCTTCCTCGATCTCCAAGGCGAATGCCTGGATGAGTTCTCTGGGTTCGTCTGACGACTTGACGAGTTTGTAGCCGAAGCGGTTTAAGATTGATTTGAGCATTATTTCCTTTGTTTGGTTAAGGTAGTTTGATCTTGACGAGCAGCAGGCCGAAGAAGCGAATGCGCATCCACCCGTCATACCGTGTGACGAAGATAGGCGCGTAGCAGGTCTGGTAGTTCCAAACCTCGTAGTAGTTGTCCCTGAGCCACTTCATTGCTTTGCGCTAACGAAGTACTTGCTGACCGGGAACAACTCACGGGCGATGAAAACCTTGCCCAGCTTCTCTTGGAGCCTCATGAATTGCACAGTCTGCACCTTGAGAGCTTCTTCCAGGTCGTTGTCCTTGAGGTTCTCGTTGAAGAAGGCCAACTGCTCCGGTGTGAGCGTTCCCTCCACTGCCTTGGTGACGTCAACCATGAAGTCGATCACTTGCAGTGAGCGGTCTGTGTTGCCATACTGCGCCCCGCTGCCCTCCAGCGCGTTAGCGTAGTCCATCGCCTGGATCTGGCCAAGTACGGTGCGAATCTGGTTGAAGCTGTCGATGACAGCGACGAACGCTTCGCGGTGTTTCCTGAGCTTGTCTGCTCCAGCAGGAGACTCGTACTTCGCCTGCCATGTTCTGATCGTCGCCACCGGGATGCCTGTGTTGTAGGCCACATCAGCGCAGGACACGCCGTCCATGAGCCTGTCAACCACGCTGTCCACTTCCTGAGGACTGTACTTGCGAGGGGTGGCCATCATCGGTTGTCCTCGACGTAAGCTGCGTAGATCGTTAAGAAGTCTGAGAATCGCATTGTTGCTAAGGTCTCCGTTCGGTTCTTTTTGTGTGCGAGTAGAGCAAACTTACCTGGGTACTTGGCTGCGTGTTCGTGAAACGTAGTGACTACGTTGAGAGCCTCGACGTTCTTGCACTCTACAGACAAGCTGCCGAAAACTTTCTTCGCTGCGGGGGAGAGCAGGATATCGACACCCGACTGACCCATACCAACGCTCTTGATGTCGTCCGCAACCAGCCCATACTTGTCCCCTATTCCTAGAAGTTCGTTAGCCACGAGCTTCTGTAGGGCGCGGCCCTTAGCTTTGCAGGATGAAGTCTTCATGCCTCTTCCAGCCACACCGCCCAAGCCATAGCCCCGTTCTTAGTCAGCCAGCGAGGCAGACCGGTGCGGCAAGTGTCGCAGGCAACGATGGTGGGGTCGTCTGTGGGGCTGTATGAACCAGGGCACATCAACATCAAACACAGCGACCCCACCATGTCCCTGGTTGACGAGCCTTCGTACGCCTCGCCCGCGTTGTTGTTTTGGTTGCTCATGTCGTCCTTATACCTTCAGTATCGCACACACTAGCAGTGGGTGTCAAGTAGTTGGCCGGGTCGAGGTCAGAAGGGTCGAAGTTGAATTGCCACATTGTGAGAGCCTCGTCCAGGCGTGCCGCGCGGCCACGGAGATCCTGCACCTCGGCGCTGATTATCTCCAGCGCCCTGGCAGGCCCATCGCACGACTGTGCAGGGTATAGAGTATCCCAGACGTGGGCGACTCTTCTTACTAGGTCATCGAAGGCGGCTGAGTTCATAGCGTATGTGCCCTGCGCCACTCCCAATAGCGCTGCCCGAACACCGCCGTCATAGCCGCTTCGAACACGTAGTGCTCTAAGTCATCGTCCACGTACCCATTCCTAACAGACTCATTATGCCCGTACAGGATCGTGCTTTGGAGAGGAGCCCAATCCGGGTTAGAGAGTGGCTGAGGAGGGATGGTGGCGATTTTCTTTCTACGTTCGATCTCTTCCGCAAGCTGCTGGTCCGTGAACTTGGTAAGGAAACTCATATAGAAACAACCTCCGTTTGAATTGCGCCCCTGTTGACCGGTGACGCTAGGTCGGGTCTGGCAGTGATTACCCTGCCGTACCACTCGCCCATCTGGAGAAGATCTTCCATAGTCGAATCGTTCTTCCTAAGATTAACAGCCACAGTGCAAAGTACGATATTGTTTTTTACGTAGCCTTCTCTAGGAACTATCTTGTCTATAGATAAACTAAGGTGTGCCTCAGAACGACGCCTGCACCTTAACTCCATAGGAACGCTTGTATAGAAACATAAGCCTTTTTGGCTTTCGAACTGCTCTCGCAAATCCTCCCAGGACAGAGTGCAAGGTACGTTTTGGCATTTTGCCGTGAAGCGCATGGTAGTAGCTTTTCGTTGAAAGAACTGCTTAACGCTTGGGGCAGACCTAACACACAGCCTACGTTTTTCTTGGCACCGCCTTTGTGCGGCTTTGCCCTTCTCGCTGCGATTGTATTTATCGTAGTACTCTTTACTGTTGTGCCTCCCCATCAGATAGCCTCCGCCTCTATTGAAATTACACCGCTTCTCACGACCGCGCCAGCGCTAGATGACTCGTCTGAATTCAGTTCTCTGACGGTGCTTGTCCCCCCCTCCATCCACAGAGTGCAGGCCCCGCCTGCCGAGTAGCGTGATAAAGGAACTCTCATTAAAATCTGCGGCTCCAAGCCCTCATCGGTCTCCAACATACCGTGGAAGTCGGTGGCTTTTTGTATACGCCCGCATTCGTTCCTATGCATGAGGACCATGGCGTCTACGTCCTTCTCGACCGCTGACGACCCAATTGCGTCGTAGGCCCCGATAATGGTTCCTTCCTGAACTCTCTTAGGCTGCACGATCAGAAGAATGACAACTCCTAGCTTCATTGCCAAAGCTTTGATTTGTTTAGACACCTTGCTGGTTTCCTGCGCAACGTCCTTGACTCCGTGCAACAGTAGCTGCAAGTTGTCAACTACAACCAACTTCACGCCGTAGCGCCTAACGGCTTGTTCAATCGTGTTGCAAACGTCTTCTGGCTTTCGGGACTGCCCGTAACCGAAGAGGATGTCGTTCTGCATATTTATAGCGATTGCTTTAGCCAGCCCCACTGTTTCCGGGGTTAGCTGCGACGCGCCCGGTGTGTCGTCGGTCTGCGTAACCAAAGAGGCCCACTTTCTTACCATCCGAGTTGGCAGCATCTCTAGGCAGAACAGAAGAGAAGGCGCGTGCCTTTCAGCAAACCACTGGCACCAGTTGAGGGCGAGCGTTGTCTTCCCGGTTTTTCCTTGAGCCATAATTCCAATCATGTCTCCCGGTTCGCACCCTCCTAGCCTTTTGGTGAGGGACGGCCACGGAGTCAGGTAGGTAGGCTCAGCGCCGCTTTCTGTGAGGGACGCCATTAGCTCGTCCAGCACCTCACTAGAAGTCTGCACGCCTGCCACAGGGAACTGCTGAGCCTCTACCTTGAGGACTTCGAACTCCTCAAGGGTGTGCCCGCTGGCGAAGAACTCGTTCAAGTCCTTACCAGCCTTCTTCGTCCCATCCGGCCCGTCGATCTCAAATGCAGGCAGTACGAGGTTTCGGCATTTGTCGATACCGACGCGCGCAGCCATCTCCTTAGCGGCGTCCTGCCCCACCTTGTCGGTGTCGTAGCAGAGGAAGATGGTAGCAGGAGCCAAGCGGTCTAGCTTCACAATCCACTCGGCCTTCTTCATCCCGGCTCCTGGGATTCCGACGACGTTGGCGCAGCCCTGGTTGATTAGGGCGATGCAATCAGCCTCGCCTTCCACCATGACCAACTCGCTCATCCCCGTCTTCAAGCAGGACTCGTTGTACAGAGGAGCCTCGCGCCCAGCAGGTGCGCGGAACTCCTTCTTCGTTGGGGGAACGGTGGGTATGCTTCTGGCTTTGTAGTACGTAGGCTTGCCAGCCGCGTCGAGGTAAGGGATTACGTACCACTTCTTGCCGTTGTATTCCTCTGCCCCCAGCTTCAGCTTCGTGATGGTGGCAATGGAGAAGCCACGCTCTGCCACTAGGTAGTCCAGGACGTCGCCCATAGCCTCGTCGGTCATCAGGCGACGGTGCATAGTCTCTAAGTTGGGGAGAGCCTGCGGCGCGCCAGGAGACGCAGCCGCCCTCATTGACGAGACGTTGGTCATGCTGATGCCGAGTCTCTCTTTCAACTGCCAGTAGTTTCCGTTCTCTTCGCAGGCCACGCAGCGGAACAGGCCGTCCTTGTCGCCGCCGATGTGAATGAAGAACTTCCAGTTGGTGTTGCGGCAGAACGGGCACACCTCTACAGCAACGTTCTCACCGTTGCCGCTGGGCTTGCTGGCCCAGCCCTGTGAGGCGATGAGTTGCTCGGTCTTCGTAGTTTCTTCATCGCCTATTTCGTCGCTCATTCTTTAGAGTCCTTTCGCGCGTCCCAGTCCCGGTTGGCTACCTTCTGCTCGATGAGTTGCATGGCTTCAGAGATCAGGCACGAAGTTCCCTTCTTCCAATGTCTCTTGATGCAGACGCCCCAGCATATTTGGGCTCCAATCGCCCAGTCTTTGTGGTAGGCAAGCTCTACTAGGAATCCTTTTCTGGTTCCATCCCACCGATTCAGCCCGTACGGATCAGTAAGAGCTTTGGTTATGACGGAGCGATCTGCTACGGAGAACAGGGACTTGCCCTCCTTCGAGGAGAAGTCCACGCTCTTCATTGCACGGCTCATCGCTTCAAGCCCCTGTCGAGCACCAGCAATACAAGTATCAAAACAACCAACCCCGTCACGACTATCTCAGGGTTAGACAGCAACCACCCGATAATGTTATCCACTTTTCCTCCGAGACAGCTTTGTGATAAACACGAGGCCACCACCGATCATCAGCACCATGCTGGACGGCTCAGGGGTTGCGTTAGAGGTTGTGGACTGCGCCGTGCCAAACACGTCGAGACCGAACGGGCCGTTCCCAGCCTGCCGCACAGACACCTGAACCTTGTTGACCCCAGACACTAAGTAGGAGCCGATGTCCAGGCTCATTACCTCCATACAGTTGGGCAGAGAGGCGGCGCAGTGTTCGCCTAGGGGGCTGCTGGTGTTGTCGTACAAGACAACTCCGTTCACCACAATCTTTGCATTGTCGTCCACCAGCAACGACAGGTTGCCGCTGACAGGTGTTCCAAGGGTGAACATGAAGAAGAAGTCCACGGTCGTGCCGTTGGGGATGGCCGGGGAGGTGGAATCAGGTTGGATCGACTCCCACACCGAAGGACCGATCGGAGCGTGCCACGCAGGGTCCGGTATGGTTGCGACATTGGCTCCGCCGTAGTCGTTGAACTCGATCCCTCCTAAGCCTGTTCCGAAGGACGTAGTCGCCGCTTCGAGCGTGCCGAAAAGAAGTGTTGCGAAAAGAAGTGTCGTCAGTTTCATAAAAGTAGTGCCTTCCAGTACAGTTTGTCTGCTTGTCTCTTGCCGATCTCCAGTAACAGCGGGATGGCTGAGACATCCGCCTCGTCAATGTCAGCGGCCAGCTCGGGGAACAGGCCCGTCGTAATCCCAGGCCAGAACATGTCCACGTCTTCCTGCGCCTCGGTCTTGCTGGCGGTGACCAAGCTGCTTGTCACCCATGAGACCCCCTCTAGCAAGGTCACCGGAGGGTCGGGCATCTTAGCCGGTGTGAAGCGTCCCGTGCCAAGGTTGATGATGCGTGTCTCCGCAGGGTTGTACGGCCCGAGTTTGAACGCCAGCTTGGCAGCGTGCCAGATGGGGTCTGCCAGCCCTCCAGTGCCACCATCGAAGTAGAAGCCGTCGCCCGAGATAAGGTACGCCCCGTGGTAGGTAGTGGCGCAGGCCGAAGCTACCGCAGCGTCCAGGACTGTGTAGTGACCGGTTTTCTTTACGCTGTTGGCGCTGTCCTTGACGAAGTACTTGCGCTCTCCTCCCATGTCAACGGCAGTGATGAGCACGTCGATGGGGGAGTCGTTGATCGTCATGTCGGCGCTAGAACCTAGCGTATCCCTGACGATTTGGTGTAGGATCACGTTGTCGAACTGGTGACCTTCCTCAACCAAGTTCAGATATCTGTGCGCAGTGAATGTAGGGCTAAAGATGTATTTTCCTTGACTGGTGTAGACCTTGAGCGCTTCCGCTGCCGGTACTCCTGTCACCACACACGCGGCCAGGAGAGCGCCTGTGCTAGTGCCTGCCACCATGTCGATGTGGTCCTTCGTCAAGCCTCCAAGCTGTTCTTCCAGCGCCATTAGAGCGAGGCAGGGGATGATCCCTCGAATGCCGCCGCCTTGAATTGATAGAATCTTCTTCATACTGTTAGTCCTTTCAGCCTGTCCTTCTCCACGCGCATCGCCGTCAGCTTCAGAGCCACTTCTCCTTTCGTAGCGCCTGGGGGAACAGAGATGTTGTTCCACTTGCAGGCCATAAGCTGAGGCTTAGTTGGAGGGTCGTCGTGCCACCTGGACTTGCGGCTAATCAAGCCTTTGATGCCGCGCCCTCCAAGCAGTTCAATCTTGTAGTCTGCCTCTCTGATGGCGTCTTCGAACGTTTCCCGTTCGTCCTTGACTCTGTAGTCCCCAACGTTGCCGAGGATGTGCCACTTACCTAGGATGTCCGTGCAGACTCCTACTCCCTTGCCTCCCGGTAGAGCCAGGAAGTACATCCTGTCAGAGGTCTTATGCCACTGGTACGGAGAGATGTCCAGGATCTCTGGCGGGAAGGTGACCTTGAACAAATCTACCTGCACCGCGTACGCCTGGAGTTGGCTGGCGTCTTCGATCTTCGTCAGGTCGAGGTACGGGTTCGTCAGCTTAGCCTTGGCAATCTCAGCCGTCACAACGCTGATGGCTTTGCCTTTGAGGTCCGCTGCCGCCGACATCCCAAAGAGAGTGGGCAGAGTAACCAGACTGTGCCTGGACGTAGCGTCTACGAAGTCCAGGATGATGCAGTCGTTCTTCTCGATCAGCTTGCCAGCGGCGCGGGCTTCGAGTAGGTTTCCAATGCCGTCTGGGATACGTGTTCCCCGCCCGATCTTCTGCGTGTAGCGGGACTCGCTCTGGGTCGGCGCAGCGTCCCCGATGCAGGACACTCTCCAGTCGTCGTAGCCTTCGGTGAGCAGGGCGCAGTTCATCAGAGCCTTGATGCTGCCTTCCCGGTGGCACTTCAGCTTGAAGGCCCGATCAGGGTCGTCTCCCCAGATTGCTTCGGCAGAGATCCCGTGACCCTTGAACGCTTGGGCCAGCCCTTTAGCGTGGGCGATGTCAACGGTGAACATCACCGTCTGCCTGTCTTTCGCGTGCTCCAGCCAGGACCGTGCGATCAGATCGTTGCGTGCCGGGGTATTGACCGTATCGCCAAGCTCGTGCTGGTCGAAGTCACCGGCCTTGTTAGAGACTTCCCCTATGTTTACGCCGGTCTTGATGCGAATGCCGCGCAGATCAGCCAGCCATCCGTTGTTGATGCCGTACAGGATGTCCTTGACATCCACAATCTCCTGGAAGATCTCTCCCAGGCCGGTGCCGTCCGCTCGATTCGGCGTGGCCGTAACTCCCAGGACCAGGAGACCCTTGTTCTGGGTGAAGTGCTCGATGATCGTTTTGTAGCTCTGGGAGGTGCTGTGGTGGCATTCATCTATGACAAGGCAGTCGAAGTCCAGCGGATTGAACTGAAGCAGCCTTGGGCTCCCCTTACGCCCAATCGTGGCATTCCCTGCGACTATGAGCTGCTCACCGTGGGAGCGCCTACTGCCCATCTCAATACCTACTGTGCGGGTTGGGTTCCAGGTCTTCAGCTTGTCGTGCGCCTGGGTGTTCAGCTCCTCCCGGTGGACGACGACCAGGACGCGCTTTGTGAAGCCGAGTTCATCAGGCAGGGAAGAGAACAGAGGCGTCTTGCCTAGCCCGGTAGCGTATTGCACGAGCTGCTTGGTGATGCCAGCGGCCAGCCGCGCCTTGATCTTCTGCGTCGTCTCTTTCTGGAATGGTCTAAGCGTCATCTTTCCTCGGTCCATGCGTGTTACACGCCGGGTCGTCGCAGTAGTCAGCGCCGCATACGTAGTCAGGGTCTACAGGGCAGGACGTGGCCCATCCTTCTATGGCCGCAGCGCACAGCAAGCCGTAGTGCCGATCCGGTAGCGAGGATGGGCTAATCACAATGCTTCTACCAGGAATGGAAAGAGTAGTCTTCCTGGTCTTTGATGTGAGTCCGCGATCAGTTGTCAGCATCAGCACCGAGATGTGTGGTGTCTTCGTGCCATACTCTTCTTTCATCCCCACCCCCAACACCCTGCCTATGCGCAGGGCGGAGTGGCAAGATCCTTCCCGCGTCGCCCAGGCGAGGTAGCAGCCAGCCGTGATTTCGTTCCCAAGAGAGTCTTTCATAGGCTTCCTTTTGCCTCCCTCATCTCCTGAACCAGCTCAGCACGTTCTTTCTTCAGCAACTTCAGCGCGTAGTACAACACCATGCAGTCGGTAGGTGTCACAAAAGTGCAGATGTCGCAGCCGTCAGACACCCAGCCGTAGTTTTTGATATCCACAAGCCCGTACTTCTTCGTGGTCTCATCGAAGCACCCGCCGCAGAAGATTCGTTCACACTTGCAGTGTCCGTAGCGCCCGCAATCCGGGAAGTTATATCCGCACTCCTCGCAGGAATAGTATTCAACGCTCATTAGTGTCTCCTTAGTAGTAAAGCCAAACGAACTGCATCTCTCCGTCAGCGTCGCCGCTCATACTCAAGCGGCGCTTGCGTTCCCCCTCGTGAACCTTGCGATGGCAAGCGACACACAACGTCAAGAGGTTGCCGGTAGTGTCTGGGCCACCGTGGCTGCGATAAACAACGTGGTGGGCGTGGAGGTCGTTGCGGCTCTTGCAGTGCCTGCACTTCCACTCGTCACGCTTGAAGACGCACCGCACCAAACGCTTGTAGTCGGGGTAGTCTAGGCCGCGCTTCATTTCACCTCCAGAAAGTCATAATTCAATGCAGCCTCCGAGTAGCCGGGAGCAAAAGAAGAGTTTATTACCTTAACGACTGGTACTATTTCCATTTTTGGTTGTCTGCGCCAGGACAACCCTTTTCGGATTCCACGGCCCCCACTAGGTTTCCCCACAGGTTGTCGTCGTGCCACTGGTCGTGCTTCCAGCAGTAGGTGAAGTCCACCACTTCCACGCCCCCGGCTATCTCGCACTCTAAAACGACATAGTCATCGACAGCTTCCGTACACACCCCCGTGAACCCTGTCGGACACTCTTCCAGATCCCCTTCAGGCGTGTTCTCGATGGTGAGTGTGTACGTCTTTCCTACTTCGAATGTTGGTAGCATATTAGTTCAGCCACGTCTTAGGTGGCTCCGGTGACGACTCCGTCTCTGTGGTTGGCTCCGACGCTGCTGGCTGTGGCTGTGGCGGCAGGATCGACGGGTGAACCATGCGGTCCAGGTGTCTTGCTAGGAGAGACACAGCGTCCATGCGCGCCGCCTCGGCGTCGATCCCGCTCAGCAAGGCGAAGCCGTCACGTTGCAGGTCTTCCGACGCGCCAATCAGTTGCTTGGTGGTTGTCTGCCGCAGAATGGCGAGGATTAGCTTTGCTGATACGTTGTCCAACGCCACCTGGATGTTCCTGTTATCTTGCCCCAGGCAGATCATACCCCGTGAACTCCGTTGGCGCGGAGGATAGAGGCCAACCAAGGCCACACCATGTACCCCACCAACCAAGCAACTCCTCCCCAAAACAGCATAGGAATAACCATACCGGCTAAACCGAACAGTGCAATCCACTTTTTCATGCTTCGTCCTCCTCGTAGTTGTTAGCGTCGTTCATGTACTCGGCGCAGATCAGCTCTAAGCACTTGCTGTCCGTGATGTCCACCGGGTCTCCGTTAGCGTCTACGGAGCCGTGGTTCTTGCGGACCAGTTCGAACGCCGCCATGACGTTCTCGTACACAGCCTGCTCCAGCTTCAGCGAGAAGAACTGCGACTCAGGTTCTCCTTTGAGAGCCTGGACTTTGCTGGTGACTTCCTTCAGGCTAAGTCCCGGCGCTTCTTCCATGAGTTCACGCATCGCAGCCTCGTGCTGCTTGACGTCCAGGCCGAAGATGACCTTCATGTTGGAGATCTGCACAGCCTTGAGCTGCGCTCTACTAAGCCCTAGCGCGTTGGCCGTCTTGCTGATCTTGATGGAATAGTACGCCTGCCGCGCCGACATACCCAGCCCGCTGGCCTGCTCGATCCACTCGGTGAACGTGGCGTAGCCCCAGACTTCGGCGTACTTACCTTCCTGCGCCTCTCTGAGGAGGTCGCACTGGTCGAGGTAGCCGGTCTCGGTGTTGTCCTTGATTGCCAGCAGCTTCGTCTTCACTTCGCTGGCGCGGATCTGGATTGCGCCTTGCGACGCTACTACAGGGATTAGATCTTTCAAGCTGCCCGTCCCTTTGGCTTCTCGTCGCCTTCGATGGTCTTCTTGTACAGGTGGCTGGAAGCTGTGTGGAAGATGACGACGCCCTCCGGTTTCATGAAGCCGGGGACGGCTACACTACCCGAACTCTGCAACCGAAACAGGCACCCGTTGATAGCGCTCTGGTCTAACACCCCCTCGTAGAGCACCGGCACCACGGAGCAGCACGCCGGTCTGACAGCGTCGTCGCCCCACTTGGCTGTGTTGAACAGGGAGAATCGCTTGTCGCCGCCGACTAGGCCGTAGCCTCGTTGGATGCCGCTGCCCCACCATTCACCGAAGTGACGCCCTGGACCCAGCTTCAGCAGCTCTGCTCGGTTCTCCGCTACCCGGCGGGCGAATCCGAAGTTGTCGGCTTCAATCGTGAGCCAACGGTTGCGGCTACCGGCCTTAACTTCGCTGAGATCGTCGCTGACGAACACCTGTGCGTTCGTGCCGTCGATCTTCTCAGTCACTACGATGTCTCGGCTCAGCCGCGCGATCTTCTGAAAAGGTTCGAAGTCCATTAAGCAGCCACCTTCTTGGAAACGTCCTCGCTGCTGCGTTTGACTTTCACATGCTTGCCGCACTTAGTGCAGGACCATGTCCCCAGTGTGGCCTTATCAGGCGTCTTGTCGCCGCGTGAGCGTTCACAGGCGGGCTTCTGCGCTTGCGATCCGCACGTAGCGCAGTAGTAGAAATTCTGTTTGGTCTGCATGGTTCTCCTTGTTGAAATGGTGCTCCCGGTCGGACTCGATTTATCCACCGACTAACTCCCCTTTGTATCGGGTAGCCTCGTCCCTTCGGCTTCGGGAGCGTGTGCAGAGGGCTTCTCACCCTCTTTGGTGGTTCAAACATTGTGGGCCACTAACCCGAGGCAATCCGCAGTCGGTCCTCCGTCCGACCACAGCCAAAGCGTGTACTGGCTTCTGGTCTACGCCTCACCTAGCCTTACCCTGCCGATGGCAGGGAGGACTTTGTTGTGGTTTCCGTGTGCTCCCGTGGGCGAGTCCAGCGCCAACCACCACAAGCTCTTAGACAAGGGCTTCTTGGGACTTCAGCACACAGCGTGATTTCGTGGGGCCACGTGTTCGGCTAGTTTCCCTCACCGCTTTGGCGTAGCGTGTTGCAACACGCCGTCCTGTCTTTTGAACGACCCACGATGTGTGAACTAGACGTCTTCGGGAACGAATTCCGCGTCAACGATGCTGGACACAGCCTCATCTGCCGAGGCTTCGGAAGCAACTACCTTAGCTGCCTCTGCGTCCTCTTCAGCCTGGAGCCTACGTTTGATGACGAACTCCTCAAAGAGACTACCGAAGTCGCCTGGGTTTGCAACACGCTTCACATTGTCGAAGCGCGCCACGAAGTAGCTGAACTTGCCGACCACCTTCTCGGAGCTGAGGGTGAAGAAGAAGTCGAACAGAGCCAGAGGTTTGAGCGGGTTGCCGTCTTTGTCCAGCTTGCCTGCCTTCATGTTGGCGGCGTTGACTCGGACGTACTCGTTGATGCGGTCGAGCATCTTCTGCTGACCGGGGATGGACTTGCCGCCAGCCGTGAAGAAGCGGGGCAGGCCGGTATCCTTAGTGGCTACGAGCATACGCCGTTTGTCGGAGCACGGGGGCTTCTTGCCACCCACCCACCGCGACATCGGGCAGGTTGCGCACGTCCTACTCTGCTGCTGCTTGGCGTACGGACTGGGGACGATGCCGTCATCGCTACGGCAGATCGGCTCGGCGTCGAGATCAATCTCTCCAGGCGGGAACAGAACCCTGCCTTTGCTGGTCCTGAGAGGAACCAGGACGATTGAATCGTGGACTTCGTCGGTCAACGAGTCCAGGAACTGACCAGGACGAGCGTCTTTCGGCTCCCTGGTGGTCGGCTGGACGAGGATCAGATTGGCCGGTTTGAGCTTGGCGACATCGCTCAGGCCGGTTTCGTCATAGCCGTCAGCGTTGTAGGCGCTGTAGATGACAGGCGGCGTGATCTGAATATACGGTGTGATTTCCTGCGACATAAAGTGTTTTTGATTTCCTTTTTGTATGGACCTAATTTGGTGTGGCACCCCAGGTCGGACTCGAACCGACGTTAGCGGGTCTGGAATCCGCTGTCCTAGCCGCTAGACGACCGGGGCAAAAAGCTGTGTACCCTTTAAGTATCGCACACAAGGTAGGTGTGTGTCAAGTAGTTGTGCGAGGGTCTTTCCTTGCGCTGGCGACACTGGCCAAAGCCTCTGCGATGTTGGCGATGGCGTCTGCCAAGTTGGAGAGGTGGTCAACCTCGTCAATGACTGCCTTCGTGTCGATCTGTAAATCCGTCCAGGACTTCAGTCGCGCGACGCTTTCCTCCGCGCGGATGATCCGTTCTTTGATGCGCCGCAGCAGACTGGCCTGAACTGCGTCTTCCATCTCTTTGTGGGTCATGCGATTATGCTCACCTTCAGGTTTGCAAACTTGGCCTTGACTAGAGCGCCGATGTCGAACTTCTTGACCTCGTCGGCAGCAGCGGCCTTGACCTCGTTTATCAGAGTTTCTCGCACCAGCTCCCTCACCGCTTGGCGTGCATTGTCTTGGATGAACGCCCTTGTGGCGAACCCGGAGACGGCCTCTGTAATTGCGGTACTGATAAACCCCAGCACCTTTATCTCTGCCCTCCGAACACCTTCCGCAATGGCCTGTTTGAGACCTTTGCTGAGGTCTTCTCTTGCGCCGGTCAGGAGGGCGGCTAGAACTTCGGCCTTCACCATCTCGCGGAAGGCCGGGTCGGCGTTCAAATTGATTTCCATACTTACCGCCACACTCCGTGAATCTGTCCGACCTGGAAGACGCTCCACGCCGTCATACCCCATAGCGCAGCCTTGACGAAGAAGTTTCCCCAGTCGTCGTGGTTCCACGCCATAGCGGCCAGCGCGAACACAGCGCCCGACACCATCAAATACGTTTCGCTCATGCTGCCTCCCCTTCGATCTGTATTCCCGGATCAGTCCCGGCCTTCTTGCGCGACGCTCTCTTCGCTGGCGCAGCCAGCGGTGTCTCACCTTCGATTTCTATGCCGATCTCTTCAGCAGCGACCTCACGAACCGCCGCGCGTCGTTTGCGCTTTGGCTTCAACGCGTCCGCCGCTGCCTTAGCCGCCTTCTTCTCTGCCCTGGCGACGTCCTTGACGTAGCGCCGGTCGTACTCCAACTGCTTCTGCCAGTGGTACGTTTGCAGCAGCCCCAGGAAGCCGTCGAAGTCGGAGTCAACCTCGCTGCGCGGGATGCGCCACGATTCGAACTCCGCTGTCCCTTTGTCCAGGTGCAGCAGCCTCACGCCGTCTACCGGGCGCTCCGGGAACTCTTCCTCGCTGGCGACGACGTACGCCGCTGCCTGCATCCTGTATTCGTCGTAGAGGCTACGGGAGGTCTTGAAGTCACCCAGCTCAAACATCTCTTCGCCGCTGCCGTGCGGGCAGCAGGACGTGTCTTCACACGGTGTGACGTAGGCTTCCCAGTCGCACGTACCGGAGAACCCATGCTCCCGGCTGTACATCTTCTTCTCGCTGAACACCGGCCTGAACTTGTGTCGAGCGAACCACTTCAACGCCGCCTGGATTCCGTTCACCGAGAACGGGTTGTCTGGCATAGGCGCAGAGTAGTCTTCACCGTCGATCAGCGCCTTAACGTACCCCTCCAGCCACATGTGGGCTAGGTTCCCAACGTCGCAGGCGGTCTGTTTCAAAGCGCGGTAGTTGCCTCTGGCTTCGTTGAGCAGATTAGCCAGCTCCTTCGTGGAGCACGAGACGGTAGCCGGTAGGCCATCTACGTCGTCGTCCCACGGAGCCTTGTCTCTGAAGCGCTGGTAGAGAGCAGCTAAACCCTCCCGTGCTTCAAGTACGGGAAAGTTCTGCACGAACCAAGCGACGGTGCTGTTCGCCGCCCAGGCTGTCAGCGGCCCAGACTTGTCCAGTGTGCCGATGACGGTGGTCACCCCAGGCACCAAGACGCGCACGCCGTCTTCCCCTACGACTGTATAGGCGTGGATTTTGGCGGAGTACTCCAGCACCACCTCTCCGTTGTAATGCTCCAGCCTCTGCCAGTCGTCTGCTGTCAGCTCTTCCAAGCCTGTGTCGATCATTGTTAGTTGTTCTCCTCGGTCAAGGATCTGAAGCCGGTCGCCCCTTTGGCGCGAATGATTGTGGCTTGCAGATAGGACGACGCTTTGCGGAAGTAGGTGGGGATGATCTCCTCGCCCACCTGCTCATCGTAGCGTTGTGTTTTCAGCACGTCGCCCGCTGCTTCCAAGCAGGGAACGCACTGGCTGGCGCACGGCTGCGCCTTGAGTCGTGCGGGTGTTAAGGGCGTGTCGCACGACGCACACAGCCTATTATCTGAGGCGGGGGAAGGGGGCACAGCGGCCCCCTCCACTCCGTTAGTTGAGTTGTGGTTCATCGTTGTCCTTTGTGGACCGGTTCATATTACTACCCCAGCGCCTAGAACCGACCCGAAAGTCTGAGGCTGGGTGCTTCTGATGACTGCGCGGAGACGTGGATATACATGGTAAGGTTCCTATTGCCATAAACCTGTTTGCGGCCCCATTTATATACGCTTAGTCCCAACGTTCTCGCTTTGTTGCGCCTGTGCAGGTCTTCGCTCCCGGACCGACGCGATTGTAAAGCCGGGGAAGACTCGCCTTAGTATCTGAAGGTGCGGCCTGCGAGGCTGACCTTCGATTGTTTAGGAGTCCTACCCACTGTTGATACGGTGGCTGTGTAAACGCTCATACACCAACTATACCGCACACTAGATGTGTGTGTCAAGCTGATGCGAAGTGTAAACAGACAATTACTTCGAGTCCTTCGGGGACTCTTTGAACCTGCTGTAGAACGCGCGGCTCATCACTGCGTCATCGACCTCGTCCGCGACCCAGGCCAGGAATGTCTTGCAGAACTCCCGGCAGTGGTACGGAGCGCCGTCGAGCTTGTGCTCTTCGAACAGCGTCTTGGCTTCCTTGAGCTTGCGACCCACGGTGGCGGTCTTAGCACCGGTTGTGCGGGCAGCGGCGACGACGGACGTTGCAGTCACAGCCGTGCCGGTCTCTGCCGCCGTCTGCTTAGCTAGGGCGAGAACGTTGCCCCGTGCTTCTTCCGGCATGTCAGCCAGAGCGAAGGCAACGTTAGCGGAGCGCTCACCCACAACGATGTCGGCCAGGATGTCTTTACCCAGTGTCGTAATCTTGAGCATCTGGCTGACCCAGGCGGCGCTCTTGGGCTTACCGGTGGCGTCAGGGTAGAGGTAGCGCGCTTCGTCCTCGGTCTTGCCGAAGACCTGGATGGCTTTGCGGATGTTGAACGCTTTGTCCACGAACGTGGTAGCAGTGCGGTCGTCGTTCTCCGAGATGTTGCGGAGGAACGCTTCCTCAGCGCTCATGGTTTCGAGGATGATTGGCAGCTTGATAGGCGCTACGGGCACGGTAATGCCTGTTCGCCCCGACTCCTCAATCATCTTCGTCAGTACGCCGTCTGTGAGGTGGAGGTTGATGAACGTACCGGCAGCGTGCCTACCGTAACCGGCGACTAGCTGGACTTGGTTCTGTTCGATCTTCCGGCCTACAAGCGGGACGTTGACTCGTCCGTCTTCCATGATCTTGAGAATGAGCGGACGACGATCCGGGTCTACGTAGCGTCCGTTATCCCCGCTCTTTACGATGATCTGCTCCGGTAGCAGCTTCAGAATGACACCGGATTTGAATGCACCCTGTTGGGCTTCGTTTGCCATGTGTGTTTTGTTTTCTCCTATTTGTTTTTGATTTGTTGGCTTCTTAATTCCAGTACAATTTTTTGAAGTTTCAAAAACACGCTAGTGCGGGAAGTACATCAGCAGTGTCTTGAACAGGTCCAGAAGGGCAGATCCTCCCACGAGCGTCAGTGCGCCGTTAATCCAAAGTATCATCGTGTTATCCTCCTTTCCGAAAGGTATACATCTCCTTGTAAACCAGGTCACCCTCTGCGGTATAGGCATCGCTCTGCGCGTCGCTAAGCACAGCGAAGTCGCAGCGGATACACACTGTCGCTTCCACCGTGACAGGCACAGCTTTACCTTGTACCCGCGCCGTTAGGTTGGTAACCTTGCTGGCTGTCTCGCCACCGCACAAGAAGCACTTCATCTGATCCACCCGGCAGTGGTGCTGTCGCTCATATTCCCAACTTCTGATCCCGCGCCGCAAGCTCGTCCAGCGTTGCTTTGCGTAGCTTCCGCACCGCTTCGATGGGTCCTACCCACTCGGACATCTGGTAGACTTCGTTCCAGAAGATCATCAACTCCAAAACCAGATCTCGGTGGAGTATGATAAGCTCGTAGTGACTACGGCTCATTCTTTCCACGCTTTGTCGATGATGTCGCTGCCGATAGCAACGCTGGCACCGAGTTTGATAAGCGGTGTAAAACTGTTGTTGAAGGCTTGTCCGTGGTGGCTTATAACGTAGTGGATTTTGTCGTCTTCGTACTCCACGAGATGGATTTCCACGGTTATGCTGACTCGTCTTTTAACCATACAGTGTCTCCTTGTGCGGCACTAACTGGCCTAGCTGGTAGATCGGCGCTTTCCAGTCCCCGCCATCGTTCCACCCTTTGATTTCAGAGGCGCAGATGGGCACCCAGGTGATAGTAATTCCCTCGTTGTGGGACTGGGCGGCTATGTGCGTGGCCTTTCGAGAAGCCCCTTGGTTTGCCCAGCAAAACCTGCAATAAACAACGTGTCTCTTTATCATGCTGCCGTCTCCTCAGTAATCCCGAATGTTGCGGATCATGCTGCCGACTTCCATGACGGCGTCAGCCCCGGCTTTGGTGTATTCCAGTGTCCCGTAGAACACGAGCTTGCGTCGCTTGATCTCGTCAGAGAGGTCTTGCAGCGTAGCTCCTAGCTCGTCGTTGGTCAGCGAGGTAACCAATTGGCCGTCGATTCGAAGCGTCATCCGAAGATCACCTCCCCAAACAGGGATAGTTGCAGGAACACGTCGGCGGTGTTGGCGTCGTCGTTCTCGTTGACGAAGTCGGCGTAGTGCGTGAACCCGTAGTTCTTCGCCATCAGTGCTAGCCCCTTCTGCAACGCCGCACGGTCTAGCTTGTCCATCTTGCGCTCCGAGTCGTCATCAGTGGCGGGGGAGGAGATCAGCAACGAGCACCCTTCCACGAAGGGAAGCATGTAGGCGAGTAATCCAGCCCACCCTTCGATGAATGCTCTGCCGCCCGGTACGAAGTCGGCAGGACCGTAGCCGCCGCCGTAGTCGTAGCTCTCGATCATGTACCAGTAGTTGGAGCCACCTTCGAAGGCTCCGACCAACAGGTCGCGCACCCGTTCGTCGTCAAACGTTGCGAAGTTCTTTACTACGAAGAATGGATTCGTCATTTCTGGTCCTCCTGGTTATAGTGTCTAGTGGTTTTGGGACAGAGACAACATCTGCCGCACCGCTTCGTTCTTGCCGACGATGCGCGGCGAGGGTTTGAAGAGCAGGCGCAGTATAAATCTAAGCATGGTTCTGTCCTTCGAGGTCAGCGAGGTGCAGGTTGTAGACTTCTTTGCCCACCATCTTGCCCTTAGCGGCCCGCATCGTATCGGCAGTTAGTTTCCCTGCCGCGACTTTCAGGCAGAGCATACACACCGACTTGTTGCGCGAGATCGGTTTGGCGCAGCACTCGCACCGTCCGGTGCCAAATCCGCTAGGCGCGGGGAATGGGTTAGGATCGTCGCGCTCAAGATTGGCTGCGAAGGCAGCGTTCCTAAGTTGCCGCTCCGCTGACATACCGATCTGTAGTACTTTGAAGTTTTTCATCGTTTCTCCTTCGAATTGGCGCAGGGATTCACGGACCCTGCAAAGCTGTTGCTCTTGGAACAGACACCGGAAGATTACAGAAAGTTTAACGTCCCAAACTGGGTAGACCCTTCAACTCCAGTTCCCACAAGACGGTTGCCTCGCTTGGTGCTGGGCAAGACTGTTTAATTCGCAACGCCATCCTCAGACGGCGGGTTCAGGTCGATCTCCGACCCTAAGTTGTAGACGACTTTGTCCGTACCGTGCAGCTTCACCTTAACGCCAAGCCTGCCATACGCCTGCCAGTAGCCGGTGACGACGCCCAGCGCCTCGTGGAAGACGGTGCCTTCCTCTGTCTCTTCAGAGCCAGTCTCGGCGTAGACGATCTCCCCAGGCTCGGGGATGCGTCCTTCGCCGCTCCAGGACAGCTTCCTGCCCTGCCATGTCGGAGGGTTGAGGCTGTCCGGTGTGATGGTAGTGTCTACGTCGTTTGCCACGATTCCAGTATCGCTCACAGCAGCCCCTCTGCGTCTAGCTCCGCTCTATCGTCAGCACCCAGCAAGTCGTCGGCGTAGTAAATCCCATAAGCGTCGTAGTCCGTGGGTGCGGTTAGCTGGTGAGTAGCGGCGTACCTGCGCGCCCAGGAGCGAAGTCGGTACGCATCCTGCCATCCTCCCCATTCGCCGTTGACACTGCGGGCCTTATTGATAGCGAAGATGAATAGTTCTTGGTGGTTTGTTGGGAAGATGTCGCTCATTCGTCAATCACCATAATCACGCGGTAGCGCGCTCCTGGGTACATCTCACGGCGCTCTTTCGCGTCGCGCAGCGCTACCGTTACGGTATGCGTTCCTCCGCTGTATGTCAGGTGAGAGACCCAGCGACCGGCGTCCACTTCGTAGGCTTGTAGTTCTAGTTGCATTGTGTCCTTTACAGCAGGGATTTCATGTTGCGCACTGCGCTCAAGGCCGCTAGAGCGATGTCTTCTACCTTGGAATACTGATAGACAGCGTGTGCGGCGTTCTCTTCAAAGCCGAAGCCGTGCGTTTGCGGCTTCTGTTGCCCGTTTAGGCGCATCCCGACGATGTCGCTGTTGAGGAAGGCCAGCTCACCGACCAGCTCAGACAGTTTCTGCTCTAGTGTCTGCATTACTCGTCGTTCTCCTGATGGAGCAGCCACGATTCTGCCTGCTCTGCCACTGCCTTGACGGCTTCCTCGTCCGTTGCGTAGAGGAAGCAAGCGTCGCAGCGCTCGATGCGCCAGCCATGAACGTCGTTCTCGCAGAGCAGCCAACCCTTCCAGTGGCAAGCCTCGCACCACGGTCCCATTACTCTTCCTCCACGCCGTTCTTACGAAGTGTGTTACGCACTAAGGCGTCGATGGTGCCGCAGTCGATGCGCCCACAGTCGCCGTTGAGAAGTTGCAGGATGCCGCGCCCGATCTCCGCCCACGGGTCACCCAGAACGCCGTCGCCGCCAATCTTGGATTCGTAGCGAATCTGGTGCGTCTCGGCGTATTCCAGCCACGCGTCCAGCATGTGGACGATGGCGTGCTCAAAGCCTTGCTTCGGCCCTAGTATAGCGTCGTTGTGGCGTTGCTGCCACCCGTTTATGTCGCCCAGCTTTGCGTCAGCGACCAATTTTAGTCTACGATTCACAGCTTTGCCTCCAGGTATTCGATGAGGTATCTTGCGTAGGCGACGACGAACTCGTTGCCGTCGAACACGAACGTGTCGCCGGTAGCAGCGTCGTACGCTGTCTTAAAGCGCTCCAACATCGGGCGCGTCCAGGTGATTACGGGGTCGGGCATTACAAGTCCTCGTTCCCTACGCCGATGGCCCAGCGTAGAGCGTTGATGTACACCCGGTTGCCTCGGTTAGCTTCCATCTGTTTGATTTTCTCCCTGACTGCGCTGTCGCGGATTCGCAGCGTCGTGTATTCCTCCGCCATTTCTCTTACGTATTCCACTACGTCTTCGGGTGCGGGCATTTATGTCCTCTTTCGTTGGTGCATGGCTCTGAAGCGTTGCAAAGCATCCAGCGCTGTGTCCAGGTTCGACAGCAGTGCCTGTTCGATCCGCTCCATCTCCTCGGCGGTCTTGGCGGTGTGCTCGTAAGGCACTACCCACCAGTGCATCGGCTCATACCGGGAACGGTCCAAGACGCGAACAGATACAGGGCAATCTCCATCCTGGTCGATGCCGAAGGTCTGCTTCGCTAGCGTATCCAGCTTGGACGCGAATGTGTCCAACTGCTTTGTATCCAAGGGGCTCCAGTCGTTGAATCGGTAGCGCGGCATTGTTGTGCTCCTATTTTACACGCTTCTTTTTGACGCCGTAGTCACTACGCGCGCCGTTGACGACGCCGATCTGCAAGTCCATAGCTTCGATGTGGCGATGCAGTTGCTTGTCGGCGTAGTTCTCGGTGCCGCTGAGCATTTCCTGGGCGCTGTCGCGGCTGTGTTCAAGCAGCGCTATGAGCCTCGCTTTAGGGTCGTCCATGACGTTACCTATCCGGTATCCAGCTACCTAAAGCGTCCACTTCTTCGCCCATCCGGTGCGCCCAGTGAGCGCAGAGTATCCAGTGTAGGGCGTACCCTCGGAAGCATGAATGGGGGGCGTATTTGCCGATTCCCTTATCGTCGTCGCGCATAACCTTAGCGCACCGTGCGATTGCTTCTTCACGGGTGTCCCCGAAAGACGAGAAGTCAGGCATACTGCGCCCGTGGATGTTGTTGGGGCTGTTGAGAACGGCGTACCAGCCGCGCTCACCTTGTCTAGCGCGGGCGATAACGTCGTCTGGAAAATCGTCTAGCGAACGTGTGTAGTAGGGCTTAGTCTCCGACATTGTCGTCTCCTCCAAACGTTGCTCAGGCGATGCGCCCACAGTCTCCACGTCGCCAGCAACAAGGCGACGCCTGTTAACGTTGTTGGTTCGCAGAAGGCGCACATTAGAGACCCTCCGCTAGATTCATGTGGTCGTTGATGCAGTCTGTCAAACGCCGCATGAACTCAGCTTCATACGCGCCGACTGCTTGCAGGTAGACGGGTTCGCGGTCTTTGCCGCGCGACACCTTGACCGTGGGCTTGATGTCGGTGTTGTATAGAAACTCCGCTCCGTACTCCATTTAGCTCACCCAGAACGGTACGTCGTCAAACTGGTCAGCGGTGACCATCTGCTTACAGATCAGATCCTCACGCACTGCCCAGTCTAAGCAGCTAGCGCAGACCAGCATCCCTTCGTAGCCGAACAGCTTGTCGTCCGGTTGCTGGCAGTAGTCACAGTCATAGTTCTCGATCTCCACGATTTCGCCGTCAGCGAAGAACCCCTCGGGGCGGATGCACTGTGTCTTACTGCGCTCTTGGTGTTTGCCGAAGAATTGGGCGTAGAGGTCTTCGTCGTTTCTGGGGATGCTGTACTCGTTGCTGAGCCACAGTCCCTCGTATTCGCTGCCCATCTTCTCGTTGGCGATGGCGATGGTCCCGTCGCTGTACATGAAGGCGATCTTGCTTGTACCGCAGACCTTCTCGGTGAAGGCCACCAGCGAGTCTTCGTTGTCGCTAGTGTCTAAGCCGGGATACTTGACGCACAGGTCCCGTAACTCCTGCGCGAAGTGCCACGAGTCGCTCATGTCCTTGTCGGTCTCGGGTTGGAGCATGACGCCGTTGTGCATAAGCTGCAATCCCTTCGTGACCTTGAACGGATGGCAGTTCTGTGTGTTGACAAGCCCATGCGTCGCCCAGCGAAGATGCACCACAAACGGCGACCCTTCGCGGTTGTTGACGTTGCGCATCAAGCTGTCAAGGCGGAATCCTTTGACGTTGCGGACGGTGCCGTTCTCCGCCCACATGATCCCCCAGCCGTGGTTGTTGTCCTCCCAGGCGCGTTCAAGCAGCTCCTTGGATGGCAGGGTGCCTTGGAACGAAGCGATGATTAAGCACATTTGGCGAATGTCTCCTTGACGATGTCCTTGAGCGGTAACGTGGTGTAGCCACGCTCTACGAGGTAGGCGAAGAGGTTTGGAAACTCCTTGCGACGATCCCTCACCCACGCGACGAAGCCTGCATAGCCGAGATTGCGATAGCTCAGGAAGCTAGTCCACTGAACCATAGCGTCTACGAATTCCAGGTTCTTGAAGAAGCGATCCTCCCGCACTGTGCTGCGGAAGATGCGCACTTCGATGGTGACGCCGCTAGCTGTGTTCAGAGCGTCGTGCTTGCCGTGGTAGGTGTCGCTGAGCTTCTTAGGCGCGCGGTTGTTGTACGTGCAGGACTCCCGCTGAGCGACAGCGGTGATGAAGTCCTTGTTGCCCTCTGAGGTGAGAAACACAACCATCTTTTGGATGTGCATGTCAGTCAGACCCTTGCGCGAGATATGGATGTGCATCCCGCACTCGCCGGTCTTGTAGCCGGTCATGCCTTTTGGCACGTTGGCGAAGAACGGTTTCCAGAGCTTGCGATGCTCCGCGACGTCGTGCGGGTGTGAGACGATCTCATAGCCGCCAGAGTCGATGCTTGAGTCTTCCTTGAGGTAGATATGGTCGCCGCCACCCAGCAAGTGAATCGTATCTTCGGCGGTGTTCAGGTTGCAGTTGACTTCCAATTCTACGCCGTACTGCCGCCCCTTGCCGTGGAAGATTGGTGCGGGTTTGTAGCCGTAGTCGCGGATTCGTCCGCCCTGGCTGTCGCCCTCGTTGTCTTCGTCGCGTTCGTGGTTGTCGCCCTCGTTGTCTTCGTCGCGTTCGTGGTTGTCGTAGCACTCCTGGCACATCCCATCCGCGCCGAAGACTACGGCGGGGATTGTGCGTTCGCAGGAGTCGCAGTACCCGTAGTGTTCGTCGTAGCATCGTTCGCAGACGCGGTTGTCATCTGGGTCGGTTCGATGGTCTACGTTGTCGCTGAAAACGTTGTTGCAATCATTGCAGTCCCAGGAGTGAGAGGAGCAATCGTCACACCACGTTTCCTCGCCGCCGCGTCGGCTGTTGTTGGTCCTAACGGTGACTGTGTTACTGTTATGTACGGCGTCGTCGCAGCGTCCACATGTGCTGTAGTTCTCGTTGCAGGTTTCGCAGCGACCGTTGGCGAGTTCGTCTTCCGCGAAGTCGCAGTTGCACTCTGAGCACTGGGCTAGGTTGTCGTCCGCCTCGCCCTCGTCCGCCGTGATTTGCAGCGGTACTAGGTCTTCGAAGATGTTGGGAACAGGTTCTTCAGGCACGTTGTTCTCTCCTTGGTTACAGACCGTTGGTTGCGACGAAAGACTGAGCGCGCTGTGAATTCCATCCAGTCACAAGCCGCGCCACGACGATGCGGGAATTCGCGTTAGCCATGTCCGCCGACTTGATGTACAGCAGAAGCTCCTTCATCGTGTCGTCCGAGACGGCGGAGCGCGGTGCAGACTCCTCGGTACTGGCAACCTGCCGCTCTAAGGCGTGGATTTTGTTCTCAAACTCGTTGCTTTGCTTCAGATAGGAGTCGCGCGACTCGCGCATCTGCTCCTGGCGACGCTTGGCGGCTTCCAGCTCCGCCGTCATATCGCGCGGGATGTTGGTGAGCGTGATGACTGCCTTGTGCCCGCCGAGGCTGAACTCAAAAGGTGTCGGGCTATCGTAGGTACCAACAATAGCCGAAGTAACGTTGATTGCGATGTTCGTTTCCATGATATTTCTCTTCTTGGAATTAGAAAGCCGCCTTGGGAGTCTGTATGCTCCAAGGCGGCGTTAGGGTGATACAGGGAGGTTGATGAGGTAGCTCTGTTAGAGCCTAGAAGCCGTCGTTGTCGTCGGAGCTGTTATCCTGCTCCACGACTTCCACGATGAGACGCGGGCCGAACTCACGCGGTGTGGTCTTGCGCTTCACCGTGAAGCCGGTCGGATCGAGGTACTTGTCGCCGACTACCGGCTGACGGAACGCTACGATCTTGTGCGTCGCATCGGGGCGACCGTCGTAGGCGTCGAGGATTTCGTTGAAGGTGTCACTGTAGATACTGTCCTTCGGCTCCGAAGCGGGCGCGGGTGCCGACGCGGGCGAAGCCGGGGTGACCGGGGTGCCGAGTCCTTCCAGTGCTGCCACGAGAAGGGCGATGGTGGCGGCGTTTCCGCTACCTTCGATGGTGATGCTGTCGTTGTTGAGTTCGAATTGCATGTTGTTTGTCCTTTTTGTTTGGTTTTGGTGTGGGGTGAAATGGTTTGGCTACGCCTGGGTGTAGGCGGTATAGCCGTGATCTTGGGTTTGCTGGTTGTCGAACAGACGCATCTGAGCGTTGTTTTTCTCGATGCGCCGAACCCAGCGTTTTAACTTGCGTTTAGCGAAGCCGGTTGGCTTGTCTACGGAGACTTTGTGCGGGCGACGTCGTGGCATAGTGTCTACACGTAGCTGAGACACTTCTCAGCAATGGCCGCGAAGTCAATTAGCGCACCTACCTTAGCGGCGGCGATGGCGGCGGCGCTGGCGGCGGCGCCGGCGGCGCTGTTGGCGTAAGCGGCGCTGTTGGCGTAAGCGGCGGCGATGGCGGCGGCGTTGGCGGCGCTGTTGGCGTAAGCGGCGGCGATGGCGGCGGCGTTGGCGGCGGCGTTGGCGGCGGCGTTGGCGGCGCTGTTGGCGGATTCCTTCGAACGGTCTTTGCCACTAAGCCACTTAGTTGCCCACTCCACGAACGTAGGATTTGTGTATGCTTCCAAAGCGCAGAGAATACCGAAAACCACCCTTTGCGTTGTGGTTAGTGCTGGAACCTCCACTCGCTTGGTGATAGTGAGCGCTTTGCAGCCCACCTTCGTGCCGTCCGACACCACAACTTCCCCCTCTGCTTCGTAGGCGAGTTTATACCTGCTAAAGTTGCTGTGCGCCGGGTTCATTAACTCCGCAAGGAGCAGACTTGGGTAAGCGTGCAGTACAGTATTACTGCATAGTCTTGGCTCCCCTTCACCAGTGGCGAAGTTGGTGACGCCTATTTCCCATTTCATACCGCCGTTGGTTTCGTTGTCGCTGTTGGTTAGTTTGTACAGTTTCATACTGCTCTCCTCTCCATTTGGCGACGTATGGACAACTCCCGTTGGAGTTCCTGCTCTGCGATTTGCGGCAGCTTGCCAGCGGGGTTGCGGCGAACCACAGCCCATAGCGTTGACGTGGCGAGGTGTTGAAGTGGTCTGTTCATGCGACTCTCCTTAGCGAGATAAGTCTGGATTCGATTGCGGTGATAAGCACCGACTTGTACTCACCCTCGGGGAGTAGCATTGCGATGCTAAGTCTGTAGAGCGTGAAGGCGAGGTCTGTCATCGTTTCCCCTTTGTGAAAGACAATGCCGCCGTTGTGGCGGTGTGAACCACATGACGGCGAACTGGCAGTATGTCTTTGCCGGGGGAATAGCTATCGGCTTCGTCGAAGTCGTATAACGAGGTTGGGATCATTTCGGTCCTGTCGGTAGGTAGGCCCACCAGTCGATAGAGAACGGCTGGTATTCGTAACCGTCGTCGTCTGAGAATACTTCGCCGTTAAACCACCCGACGTAGAACCCTCCGCTTATAAACACAATGTACTCCATTGGTTTGGGGAGGGTTCTGGTAGGGCAGTGCCACACGATAGTCTCGGTGGATTCCGGTCATCATACGCCCACCGGGCGCTTCAGCAGTTGGAAATACAGAGCGCCGCTGGGGTAGTGATTGAGCATGTGATACCGGGTGCCGCTTGTACTGTACTCTTTCGGGATGTAGCTGTTCAGCACTGAGCACAAGGTGTTGGCGGTGTTCTCGCTAAGCCACGACGGTGCATCGACGCCGTCAAAGGCGTACCATTCACGAAGCGTTGCCATGATCTCTCCTTACGTGTGGATGTAGCCGTCCACTTCGATTCCGACGTACATACCCCATCGGTTGACGAAATAGTGATCTCCTGCCCACCGCATTGCGGTGAGGATCTCCGCAGCCTGATCCGGCCACGCTTTGATGATTGCGTCGATGACGGCGCGCGGGATGGTGTCGTTGTCGTACTTCATTTAGCCTCCTTCACTGGGAACAGCAGTTTGACGATCCGTGCGCAGTCACCCAGCGAATACGCGGTGTTCTCGCGCAGCTTCCTGACGGCGGCGATTTGGGTAGTAGGCGGGGCACCGCCGCCCTCGGTATAGGCGCGCTCCACATAGCCTTGGAGCGTTACACATTGCCCCTTGAGCGTTGCAATTTCGTCGTCACGCTCGTTGAGCATTCGGAACTGTCGCGCATTGCATTCGTGGCACCCAGCCAATTCCGCAGTCAGCTTCGCCGTGATCTCGCGCTCACACTCCAGGAAGCCTTTGAGATTGGGCGGTACGTTTGTGACTTCGACGGTGAACTCCACGCCGTTGTGAATTACCGTAGTGTCGAAGTATTTCTCCGTGTGGTGGAGCATGTTGATGATGAGCTTCATAGCGTTACTCCCTGCGCGTCGTTCCGCCCGCGTCTAAGATGGCTTCAACGAGTTCTTTGGCTGCCTTCAGATCGTAGCCGGTGATGTCGCGGCATTTCTTGATGCTGTTGATTTTGTTGGTGACCAGCGTGGAGTACGGAGGTTGCTGGACATTCCCGACGTTGCTCTCCGCCAGATGCAGTTTCCCCATCACGTCGCTGAGCTGTTTGTCGAGGCGGTCGGAGTACTCGCGCTCAGACCGCAACGAGTGCGACAGATCGTCGGGGATGTTGGTGAGTTCGACGGAAAACGCCTGTTCATGGACGCAGGAGTCTGCGACTTTGAGAGTGATAACGTCGTTGTTGTGGTGTTCGGAAACGTCGATTGTGAGCTTCATTTCTCTCCTATGCCGCGATGACGTCGAGGATGCTGTAAAGTTGCTGTTCATACGCCGCCGTAGCGATGGCCTCAAGCAGTGTCAGGCCGTAGCTTCCGACTTTGTGGGTGTACGCCGAAGAGTAGTAAGAGCCCTGCTCATCGTAGTTGAAAGTGCCGATCTCCGACTCGTTAGCGCCGAAGAATACGACTGAGGTTGAGGTTTCATCCGCGTCGATTACGCCGCAGAGTGTTGGGGATACAGCGAACGATTGCATGGGTTACTCCTTCTCCGCTAATGCGATGGCTTCGGCGAGGGTTAGGCCGTGATGGCTGCTCTCCTCTGTTTTCTCGGACATGTAATCCGTACGGCAACCATCAGCGCAGAAACTGCTGACACGGTTCGCCCCACGGTAGAAAATGATGCAAAGGCGGTTGTTGTCATGCGACGCAAAGCGACCTCGCAATGTATCGCTGATTGCGAACGATTGGTTAGACACTACAGCTCTCTCCTTTGACGAAACGATGAGCACATCCGACCGTTGAACGGCGATGTGTTTATGGGATTGTCAGAGGATTGCTATGCTATGTCGCGCAGGGTGTACCGTTGAGGTGTTCAGGTAGGATTTCACGATGTTCCGCACCTTATAAGGCGATTCTCCATATAGGAGATTGGGCGTAGGACAAAGCCTAGCTCCGTTTGTGCCGTTAGGTTTCAGCGTCTATCTACCAAGGATTACAACGTCCTTGACCCTGCGCGATTCGCAGTTTCGCACACCGATTCGATTGATGGGGAAGAGAATCCCTGTGTTATCAGCGCAGGGATTCCGTTCAAGCGATGTTCAGTGTTGTGCCTTTTGTGCTCAGAATGGCCGATTCTGCCGTCTAGTCCTAGACGATGGCGCGATAAGATTCCACAGGTTCACCCAAGCAGGGTGTCAGCCAAGCTGATACATGGAATCAGTCCTCCGTTAACACACGGATTTCATACCACCACTAACTCGCACCTCCGACACGCCGCCCCGTCAAAGCTGATACCTCGACGGATTGTCTCGCGAAGGGGGATTGTTTCGGTGATGATACGGACCACGCCCTTGACGAATACTCCGCCTTTATACAGAGGAGTACGCTCAGGCCGTTCATTGCAGAGCGCAGAGTTGCGCTCAGTCTTATCACGTTTAACCAAGCGACTAGCGATGGGAGGTGGGTTTTTAGTCCCTGGTTCGTTAGGGAGAATCCCAGGCCCGCACAGTTGCGCTCGGTTTGTTGCGGCTGTACACCGATTCCTGTAAGCCTACCAGTGTCTAAGGTGACGCTGGATACTTGCTAGGTTTCGATGTTCTACACTCCCTCACCGAAGAGGCGACAGTTCGCTACCATTCGATTGGAGTACTAGTGGGATATCCGCTATCCCTATCAGTAACTACCATAGTTGGCCGATTCCGCACTGGCACTATGTGTTAAGGTGGCTTGCGCCACGCGCTACTTTGTCAAGATCCGTTTTGCGATTCAAAACGTTATAGGCTATCTTTCATCACTAAAAGATAGTCTACATCGTCTAATCGTTCCCGCTTGCAACTGAATCAAGTATAACATGCACACCTAATCCGTCTGTCACGCTACGCAACCGACTAACGTCTGTCGGTTCGCGCTTCGCTTGCAACTGAATCAAGTATAACATGCACACC